TTAGAATGCTATTATTTTTTCCGCATATGCGGCCATGGGATGGCCGTATTTTCTCAGGCTGCGCAGAAGCGAGTACCGCCATTCCAAATCTTTAAGGTTCAGCGGCCTTGTCTCCTTCGCATACAGAAGATGTAAGGCCATGAACCAGTTGTACCGGGACACGTCCCGTACAGCAGACGACACGTTGTCAGTGTTGTATCTATTGTCGAATCTTACGAGCAGGTCAGCCAGAACCGCCCTCCTGTCCGCGGAGACAGCTGAGACGTGAACCCGATACCGGAAGTACTGGAGTAGAGCAATCTCCAGACCGGAAGCGATGCCTGTACTATTGAAATAGACACCGGTTATCTCCGCTTTCTCACGGGTCAGACAGTCATCCAGTACAGACGCAAACGCAACCGCTCCTTCCGGGCGGCCAAGCCACTCCTTAACCGCCTGTACCCGCTCACTCGGGTACGAATATCTGTACGTCTGATATACGTACCCCATTGGGTTAGGGTACAGCCTGTAGTCACTGAACAAAAAGTTCAGCGCCCATGCGTTGGCTATACCCCTGTAGAATATCACGTCCGTTTCTCCGCGGCGGATTAATTCATGAATCGGATAGCGGCTTACTCCCATATCGTGTACCTCGTCTTAGAAGTGGAGGACGCTGTGGCCGTGATAGATACACGATCTAAACAGCGTTTAGATATCCGCACGCTGATCCACTCTGGTGGATAGCCCAGGTCTACCGCCTCAAGCTCTCCTGTACTGTAGTAGTACAGAGTGAGATTATAATAGGGGCGCCTGTCCCCCTCTTTTTTGAAGAGGACAACAACTTTCTGCCCGTCCGGCAGAATGCCGAACGCCCTACCGCCTGCGTTTCTATTATACAATCGCGGAAGGTCGTGCGCTGACATATAATACAGCCCCTGCGGGGTGATACCTACAGTGGCGCTGCCGATTATCAGCGCGCCAGCCTAACCCGTATCCGGTACGACACGGGCCCCCAATGCAACGGCTTCAACGCCGCTGCATTCGTAGAACCCGAGATTGCGGGGCGTTATGTACAGCTCCGCAATCTCGGGACAATGTTTCATAGCCATCCTGTTTAATCGCATATTACACCTCCTAGTTCACAGAGAATGCGGCGCACCCGATAATGGTGCGCCTGTCCGGGGACTTCACCATATGGGTCGGTACAATCAGGCCGCGCCTGTCGGGGCACGCCTCCTGTACCGCACGCGACACGATAAAAAGCGTGCCGGGACGGGGTTCCGGTACGTTCACAGGACGGCCGGGACGCACCCGCACGAAACGGATGTTCCCGTTCCTTCCTAAATCCTCTTCCTCCATGCCCACACGGGCGACAACGCCCGATACGGGGATGGTTTCAATAACGATAGAAGTTCCTTCCGCTACAACATTAATGTCATGCGGGGTGAGATTAATAATTTTCATTTTTCCTCCTGTTTTGTTGTAGAAAAATACATGAATTTCTCGCTACAGAAAATCACATATTTTATTTGGGAAAAATCCTGTATTTTTGTTCGGGAAAAATCGGGGATTTTTATTTGGGAAACTCCTGTACTGGACAGTGGACACGGCCGGCTGGACAGAGCGGACAGTGGACAGTGGACAGTGGACAGTGGACACGGCCGGCTGGACAGAGTGGACAGAAGCCGCTGTCCAGCTCTTTACTACTCTGTCCTGCTCTTAATGTCTCGAAGTGGACAGACGGGACAAAAAATTTGCTAATAAAATCAATAGGTTACAACGGCTCTGTCCAGCCTTATCCCGTATCGGCAATAAAAACAGGCACTTACGCGGACAGGTGGACAGAGCTCCAGAAAACACATATATATATTATATAAAATATATATTCTATTCTTCTGTCCCGGCCGACCGCCCTATATGGGGTATATATTTTTTTTACTGTCCAGAATAAAATAATAATATAATATACCCCAGAAAAAGGTACAGGATTTCAGCCACTTAGAAAAATGCCTGAATTTCCCGTACTGGACAGAGTGGACAGAGGCCAAAAAACTGCCTTGTAACGTACTGGAATCACGCCACTTTTTTTCGGCCAAGTGGACAGACTTCTGTCCACTTTGTCCACATGCCTCTGTCCACCCTCTGTCCAGCCTGAAAATAAATACGGTATTTATTTTTGGCGCAAGAAAATACCGTATTTATTTTTGAGTTGGAAAAATACACACATTTTTGGCACGGGAAAAATACCGGAATTAATCCCGTGCCAAGAAAAATACATGCATTAATTTTGTGGACAGTCCCGGTACATCCCTGTACCGGAACTGTCCACTTACATCCTCCTGTTGTTGGCACGCCCGTGGACACAGATTTAATCCCGTGAATTTTTAGGCGCGAAAATCCTGTGAATTTATGGCACGCCTGTGGACACGGGTTTAATCCCGTGAATTTTTAGGCGCAAAAATAAACCTATTTATTGAGCTATTAATTCCTACAAATTAATAGCTCAATAAATAGGGGCTAGGGGTTTTATCCCCTAGCCCTTACTTACTAAGCGGCGGTTTTCTTAGCGGCCGCTTCCGCCTTAGTGAACTCGTCAAGGCGTTCATTGACCGCCTTAGCGACTGCTAAGGCAGTGTCCTTGTCAGCGGCCTTTATGGCCGCAAGGATTTCGTCCAGTGAAACTTCCCGCGAAGCGGGAAGTCTTTTTGTATACTGGATGTTTAGGTTCTTCTTGGCCTCTTCCCACCGGGGGCCAAGAATCTTGCGGTCAATGTACTTGACCGCAAGAATGTCATCGGTTTTGATGTTGGGCACAAGGTACTTGACCTTATCGCCCTTTACCTCCTTTCCATCGTAGCCGAAAAGAATGAAAATCAGCTTCTTGCGAAGCTCAACCGCGGATTTTGTCCTGGCTGACTTTATCAGCCGGACGACATCTGCAACGACTTCTGGCTTGCATTCGCAGACCATGATATTCAGCGCTTTCGTACCGAAGTTCTGAAAAATCCGCTCTGCATTTCCTGTCAGGCGTTGCATATGCCAAGCCATTTCGGCGATGTTTTCATTGGCGAAGTTGGCACGGAATTTGTTGAAATCAGGATTTTTGATAGCCATTTTTTTCTCCATTTATTGTTTTTGATGCTGTTGTGCAGGAAGTCCGCTTTCACGCTACTTTCTTCACAGCCGGCCTATCGCACTGTACGCATGTGTACAGGGACACGGGCGCCCCTAGGGACCGGACGGCACATACCCATTGCGGGCATGCTAGCCTATCCATGTATTAGGGCGCACTACTCCTATGTATGCCGCTGCCTTTCAGTGCGGCGAAGCTCGTGTGTATGCACTAGGTACTGTGCCAGTACCGACTAGGGTACACCCTACCCATACGGGCACGGGCAACCGTAGTTCCTTCTATCCCTATGATGTGCGGCGATTTCACGCACGACTCAGCTTATCGCACTTCGATGCCTATCCCAGGCACGGGCGATTACCGTATGATAGTGAGCTTATGCACTGGAGGGGCCTATCCCTCTATCTGTACTGACATTATAGCGCTTTTCGCTCTATACTGTCAACATCTTTTTTTATCTCTTTTTTACCCTCCTTTTAAAGGTGACTATGTAGAGGGCCTTTCCCTCTCGCTTGATAGATACCTTATACGCCTATCCTGTGGGGTGGTTAACTACTTTTTCGCATCTTTTTTACTTTTTTCTACTTTTTTCCACATCGTGACGTGCAGCCTGACACCCATAGGTGACGTAATAACAATAACTATTATTGATATGAATCGGAATGAAAACCATTTTCATTACTATTAGTTATTAGGAATGAATATAATTTTCATTATTATTAGCTATCAGGAATGAATATAGTTTTCATTACTATTAATAATGAGAATGAAAACAGTTATCATTACTAGTATTAATGAGAATGGAAACAGTTATCATTATTGTTAATATCAGGAATGAATATAGTTATCATTACTATCAATATCAGTAATGAAAACAATTACCATTACTAATAACAGCAGGAATGGTAACGACTACCATTATTATTAATATCGCTAATGATAATAACTACTATTAGGGGGTGAGTCCCCCCCCTAGGGGGCTGCCCCCGCTAGCGGGGGCAGGGGGTTTTGGACGGGCCGTTCCTCTCCCCCCCAAGAGTAGACCTTATATATGCGCGGACACATCTCGACCCCCCGCCCATATTGGACAGGCCCCCCGTATTTATCCAGAAAAGTCTTGACTAATTTTTTATTATGCTGCACAGTTTCAACAACATTTCCAAATGGAGGAGTACAGGATGCAGAAACGTATCGCCATATCTGCGCTTACTGATGACCCTGACCTGTTCAGGCGTATTTTCAACTTCTGCCTTGAGGGTCACGTGGTTCTTATCCGCGGCTTCGGCACGTTCCGTATGAAGCGCAGAGCGTCCCGTATGGGCCGCAACCCCCGTACCGGACAGCTGTACCGGATTCCGGAGCGTGAGGTTCTTGTGTTCAAAGCCTCTCCGAGTATCCGCCTTGAGCATAACAAATAGTACCCCGGGGATTCGCTATGAAGTTGAAAAGTAGTTACTACCGGTATTATTATGATGAGGAATGGGACGGGCAGGAAGGCAGGAAGCGGTTCTGTCACAACGGCAGTTCCGTCTACACCCGCAAATGCCATGACTGTGGGAAGCCGACCAACGACTACCGGTGTCCAAAATGCTGGGCCCGTATCCGTGGGTACTCTACAAAATCCTGTTCTGACATAGATACGGAACCTTACACAGTCACGCCATTCGGCCATTAGGAGTATGTTATATGAACAGAGAAGCTTGTCTTGACGCGGCGAAAGAAATTATCACGAAAGACCGCAACGACCAGTATGGTGAGCCGGAGGATAGTTTCAGTCTGATTGGAAAGCTCTGGACTGGCTATACCGGAGTAAGAATTGGGCCCGCTGATGTTGCTGCTATGATGATTCTGATGAAAGTGGCAAGGATTAGGGCGTCTGATAAGAAAGAGGATTCCTGGGTGGATATTGCCGGCTACGCTGCCTGTGGGGTTGAATGCGCTGCGAAAACCGCTACTGAGTAGACGGCCACTATAGGAGGATTTTATGAAACTCATGATTTCACAGCCTATGGCTGGGAAAAATATGACGAGATCCAGAAAGAAAGAGAGGCCGCTGTCCACGCTTTGGAGGCTATGGGGCACACGGTAGTGGATACCATCCTGACAGCTGAGCCGCCAAAGGATAGCCACGTGGCTCTGTGGTATCTCTCATGAGCTCTGGAGAAGATGTCACAGTGTGACGGCGTTCTTTTTCTTCCCGGCTGGGAGAGTGCCCGCGGATGCAGGATTGAGTTTATGGCCGCCGGGTCATACGGTCTGAAAATGTTTTCCACCGTTCAAGAAGTAGAGCGCGCCGCCGATGAAAACAGATAAAATCCCGACGCCTACGGGTTCATTATTCTTACATATTCTGAGATGAAGGACAAAAAAGATGGACAGCACGATAATGATTAATCTTACTAATGACGAACACGAGAATCTAACCTGTGATGGGAAGGTTCTTTTCAGTCTGATTAGCAGGCTCGCAAAAGCTGAGGCTAAGCATCCTAATTTCGCTGATGGTATATATCAGGGTGTGGGGGTCATTGGAGAGGAATACGGAGAACTTTGTCAGGCTTTAAACAAGGGGCAGGGGGAGGGGCGCATTATGGACGAAGCGTTTGATTTGCTTTGTGTCGTTTGGCGCCTCTGCCGGGGGGACTGGAGGAAGAAAGTGGAATGATCGACTTTTCCCTTTGCCTTTTAGCTATTCTTCTGTTTATTATGATTGCCTTCAGCGATGGGGACTAGCCATGCGCGTGTCTGACATCATCTTTTCCGTCTTTTTTACTCTGGGACAGTTTGGGCTCTGCTTCTTTTTCGCCCGCTTTATTCTCATATGTGCCTTTAGCGGCTGGAGATAGCCATGCACTCCTGTCCGTACTGCGGGTGCCCCGGGGTTTATCTGGCGGATACCGATGGGGGCGGGCGGACTGTCGCCTGCCCCGCCTGCGGTATGTCGGGCCCTGAGAGTGTTGATGGTGATGATACAGAGGCCGAGCGTGGCTGGGAGACGCTGTGCCGGAAGATGTGTCGGCATTGCAATGTTCATCTTTTGTCTATTATCCGGAGGAAGGGACTGTAGCTATGGAAACTTTTAAGAGTATACTTATGTGTAAGATAGCGCAACTGCCGTCTGACGATTTCGTTATGGCATGTGTTATCACTATTGTGTTTCTCCTTACAGGGGTTTTAGTGCTATTATTCTCGGTATTGGCATGGATGGCAAAATAATATTCTGAAGGACTATAGCTATGGAAACTCTTGAGAGTCTGCTGATGCGCAGGATAGCACAGATGACGTCCGATGATTCTATCATGATATGTGTTGTCATTGTTATGTTTGTTTTCACGGAAATTACAGCGATATTGCTGTCGGTGTTCGCATGGATTATATAAAAGAGGTTCTGTTCTGGGCGGTTGTCATCCTGCTCTGCGGGATGTGGTGTATATACGTTCTGGAGATTTTATGAAACTCAAAGTGATTAAACGTGATGGCAGGCTTGATGATTTCAGGCCGGAGAGGATAATCAGCGCCATATACTCTGCCGAGCGGGCGATGAACCGTAAGGAGAACAATGCCGTCAAATACGCGGCTGACGTATTTGATGATATTGTAAAAGGGTATAGTGACGTGGAAGTCGTCTCTGTCGAGGAGATCCAGTCGGCCATTCTGTGCTATCTTGCCAGACACGACCCGGAGCTTGGGGCAGTGTATGAGAAGTACAGGAACGAGCGTTCTGTTATACGGGAGCGCAAATGGAAGATATACAGGCAGTTTGGGCGTATTCTCTCGGCTGACCCGTCCGGATTTGACCTTATGAGGGAGAACGCCAATGTCCGCGGCGGGGCTCCGATGGGCCGTATGCTCCGCATCGGGTCGGAGGCGTCCAAGTATTACTTCCTCAATAATCCGGACATTATCTCTAAAGATACGGCGAACCTTCACAGGCTTGGGGTCATTCACATTCACGACCTTGATTTCTATGGGACGTCTCTGAACTGTCTTCAGATACCGTTGTCTGAGGTTCTGGCGAGAGGGTTCAGTACGGGGCACGGGTCTGTACGTCCGCCGAAAGGGATACGGACGGCCGCGGCTCTCGCCTGTATAGTGCTCCAGTCGAATCAGAATGATATGTTTGGCGGGCAGAGCATACCGGACTTCGAGTACGCACTTGCCCCATATGTGGACGCTACGTATAAGCATTATGTTGAGATGCTTAAATATCTGGGCTTCACCGGTTCTGTGGAGGCTGAGGCGTGGAAGCTTACGTCTCAGGAGACCTATCAGGCTATGGAGGCTCTGCTTCACAACCTGAATACCATGGCTTCACGTGCCGGAGCGCAGGTTCCGTTCTCGTCTATTAACTATGGTACGGGGACGACTAAAGAGCAGAGGCTTGTTATCAGGAGTATTCTGCTTGCCACAGAGGCGGGGCTTGGGCATGGGGAAACTCCTATTTTCCCCGTACAGGTCTTCAAGGTGAAGGATGGTGTCAACTACAACTATGGCGACCCGAATCATGACCTGTTTGAGCTGTCGGTAAAAGTATCGGCGAAACGTCTGTTCCCGAACTGGGAATTTCTGGACGCTCCTTTCAATCTTCAGTATTATCGCCCGGGTCATGTCGAGACGGAGGTGGCCACTATGGGCTGCCGGACGAGAGTTATGGCGGACAGGTTTGGGGAGGACATTACTCCGGGCAGGGGCAATCTCTCGTTTACGAGCATTAACCTTCCCCACATTGCGATTGTCAACAGGGGGAAGGGTATCAAAGCTTTCATGGCTGCGCTTGACTCGGTTGTTGACGCAGTAGTCAGTCAGCTTGTTTCCCGTTACAGGATTCAGGCGAATCTGAGAGTGAAGAACCTGCCGTTCCTTATGGGACAGGGGCTTTACGAGGACAGTAAAGACCTTGACCCGGACGACAGGATAGAGAAAGCTATCAGGCATGGCACGCTTGGTATAGGCTTTGTTGGCCTTGCTGAGGCGCTTGTCGCTCTCACGGGGCATCATCATGGAGAGACAGATGAAGCGGAACAGCTTGGGCTTGATATTGTCAGGCAGCTGCGTCTAAGGGCCGATTTGGCATGCGAGAAGTACGACCTCAATTTCTCGCTTATCGGGTCTCCGGCGGAGAGCACGGCCGGAGCGTTTCTTAGGGCGGACAGGAAGGAGTTCGGGCTTATTCCCGGTGTGACGGATAAAGAGTATTATACGAACAGTCATCACATACCGGTGAAGTTCCCCATATCTGCGTACAGGAAGATTAAGCTCGAGGCTCCCTTTCATGAGCTTGAGAACGGCGGGCATATCACTTACGTTGAGCTTGACGGCGACACGGCGAAAAACCCCGATGCCGTTATGAGTGTAGTAAAGTGTATGCACGATTCGGGGATTGGTTACGGAGCTGTTAATCATCCTGTAGACCGTGACCCTGTATGCGGGTATACAGGAGTGATTGGTGACACCTGCCCCTTGTGCGGGCGTCATGACGGCGAGGCTGTAAGTGAAGAGAAACTTCGCCAGATTAAGAAGAACGCTCTTTAGGAGGATATTATGGAAGAGACCAGAGATTCAGGCATGATTGGCGATGGCATTCATTTCGAGCGCATCAGGCGTGTGACGGGTTATCTGACCGGAGACCTCAGCACATGGAACGATGCCAAGCGTGCTGAGGAGAGAGATAGGGTCAGGCATGGTGTCGGGGAGGAGTAGAGTGGCGGTCGAGATAGATAAGATAGCCCGTCACCTTGCTGGCAGGGGGGAGCTCTGTGGGTATTCCCTGCGGGGCTACATCCCCTGCTACATGGATGATGGCAGTTACAAGCCTGTTATTTACTATGGTACGACAAGTATTGCTGACGTCATTCCTATAGACCCTGAGAAGGGAATACAGATTGGGGCGGGGTTTGACCTTGGTGCGTACAGGAGAATCGAGCTTAAGAGGCTTGGTGTTCCTGAGGAGCTTCTTAAGAAGCTGTCACGGTATACGGCGCATGTGGGCGGGGATGCTATGTGCTGGCTCAGGAACAGGCCTTTTTCTGTTACTCCTGAGCAGGCGTTTCTGCTGACCCGTATCATGGTTGAGGAGTACTGTTGTACTACGCTTATTCCCCAATGGAATGACGCGCAGGAGTATAAGCCATTCTCCCGTATGAGCTGGCAGGAACAGGCAGTTATATTTGATGTTGCCCATGAGGCTGGTATTTACAGCGTTATCTGCAATATAGGACGTTACTGCGACCTGCTGCGCAGTAAAAACTATGCCGCTATTTTCAGCGGACTGGAGAGTTACAGGCATGCGATTACCGGTGGGTATGCAGCGGCCCCTGATGATGACTAAACGTGTGGCGCAGAACTCTGACTGCCGCAGACGGCGTGTTGGGTGTGTTATTATCCGGTGGGACGGATTGGTTGTTTCCTGCGGGTACAACCACAATCCTTACCCCGGAAAGAAATGCGAGTCTTGCCCACGGGAGAAGTATGCTTCCGGTGACAGGCTTGACCTGTGTCATGCCGTTCACGCGGAAGCCGATGCCATAGCTCATGCCGCAGCGCTGGGGGTGAAAGTGACAGGGTGTACTGCGTTCGTATCGGTGTTCCCGTGTCCGTCCTGTACTGGTCTGTTGATTGAGTCCGGTATTTCGCGGGTGATTGTCATTGATGGTTATGCCGGGGCAAAAGATTCTGAGGAGCTGTTTCGTGACGCAGGGTATACTATAAAGCCTCAGGCTGATTATACAGCATACAGTTTTGATATTGTAAAAGAATAAGCGAAACCCCCGCAGGATTTGTCTAATCCTGCGGGGGTTTCCAGTCTCAGCTGTGTGGAGGTGTAAGACTGTACTGTGGTTGGATGACCTGACTATAGGTAAATAACCGGGGGCTGTCAACCTAAATTGCAGACCGTTTTCTATTATGTTATATAGCGTTCATACGGGGGGATTATGTTTATTCCGGACAGAGATGATGTAGTCAGAGTTATGAAGAAGAAGGGTTACGCCTTCTTTGACAAAGGAACCAATAACCTCAATATCATCGGTATACGCAATAACCAGCAGATTACGAATGCCTTTGATGATACTATGTGCTGTATATACAGGAGTATATACGGATGGGTTACACGGTACTGGCGCATAACGACAGATCCGGGTTTCTACTACGCGGAGCATCCCTGTAATGATAATGGAACCGCTATTCTTGTACCCGGTCAGTACAGGGGGGCGTTTACAATAGGAAAGCACAAAGGCCAGTATACGGCCCTTGTGCAGTATAAACCTGTTACGGTTTATCGTGACAGGAATAAAGACCACACGATTGATACCGGGAGAACCGAGACGGGCATGTTCGGTATCAATATTCATAAGGCTGGCAGGAAATCCGTACAGGTAGACCGCTGGAGCGCCGGGTGTCAGGTGTTTGCCGTTGAGAAGGATTTCAACGACTTTATGAAATTGTGTGATACTTCTTCTATATATTATGGGCCTGTGTTTACATACACTTTATTGGAGCGGAAGGATTTTGATTAATGTTTGATGCTCTTCTCGCTTATCTCAATGCTAACAGTTCTGACAAATACGTCAGTCTGCTGTTTGCTATTATTGGTGTCTTCTCGGCTATTGCCACTGTCATCCCGGCTCCCAAAGAGGACTCTTCCAAAGTCTACAAGGCGCTTTACAGCGTGCTTAGCTGGGTAGCCTGTAACTTTGGGCAGGCCCGCAATGCAGGACGAAAGTAACGACAAGCGTGTGCTGGAACAGTTAGGCGAATTGAAAGCCGCTCTGAGCTTCCTGCGTCAGATGCGGGATGACGATGTACGGAGCAGGGAGGCGCTGGCTGATGCTCTTGGGAGGATGCAGGAGCAGATAGTTGTGTTTACACACAAGCTGGATGATGTCCTGTCCCAGAGTGCCCGCAGTTATAGTTCGCTGGAGTCAAGGATTTCGGATATAGAGCTGTGGCGTACTGAGGTAGTAACCTCTCTTCGTGTTGGACGCTGGGTTATGGGAGTTATCTGCACGGTTGTCGGAGCGGTGCTTACGCTTACAGCTCAGTATTTTATGCGTTAGGAGATTCCATGAGTTATTTTAATCCTGTTTTTCTCTATGATGAGAAAACGCACAAGCCCGCGCAGGAAGGCGATCAGCTTACTCCTGCGTCTGTGCCTGTTACCAAATCGAAAGGGAACGTTCTCAAAGTCAGCGATGACGGACTTGGTGTTGCTGTCAGCGACATCAGGTCTGACGCTGATGGTAATGCTATTCAGCTCAACTCTGATGGGAAGCTGTTTGTAGAGACTCCTGTCATCCCTGAAGTTTCCAAAGACAGGTTCAATTATCTCCGGTATGGGAATGACGGTAATTTTTATGTTGGTTCTACGGATGTTCTGTCTAACTCCAGCATAAACATTCTTCATGCTGACGCTAACGGCAAGGTTATTCTTACCGCCGCTGACCTTGTGGATGGCAATATCCTTTCCCGTTTTATTTCTTCGGAGAAGGACAATATTCTGCATGTTGGTTCTGACGGGAAGTTGGCTGTTACCCGTGTTGGTGTTTCCACGGAGACAGGCAACTATCTGACATACGGAGCTGACAAGGGCTTCTATGTCGGCAGCAGGAATATTCTTTCCGATAATGATGCCAACATTCTGCGTGCGAGCGAAGGAAAGGTTACGCTTACTGCCGGGGATATTGCCGACAGCGGCGTTGCTTCTCTGCTTGTTTCGTCCGATACGGGAAACGGCCTGAATATTGGTTCTGATGGCAAGCTTGCCGTGACGCTTCCGGAAGAAGCCAAAGTGTCCGGTGATAAGGGGAACTACACCCGTAAGGGTTCCGATGGTGGTTTCTACACTGGCGGCAATGACGTTCTTTCCAATGCGGATGCGAACATTCTCCACATTTCCTCTGTTGATGACAAAGTAATCCTGACGAAGAACGACCTTCTGCATCTCGGTTTGGCCGCGGCGCTTCTTTCCAAGGACGAGAACAACGCTATTGTTCTTGGCTCCGATAGCGGGCTGTATACCAGCGGCCGCAACCTTACAGATGATTCCAGAGACAACCTTCTTGATGTCACTGACAAGGGGAAGATTTCTCTCGATAAGAGTGTCATTCGCGATTATGTAAACTCTTTCATCAGGGTTGTTTCCATAGACAGCGGGAACCTGATTACGGCTGGTTCTGATGGTGGAGCATACGCTTCCGCTGACTCGCTTCGTTCTACTGACAGTCTGAACCTCATTAGCAAAGACAGTTCTGGTAAGCTTATTGTTACGGCGGCGGCTATCAGGTCTGATGACGCTGATAATCTCATCGTACAGGATAAGTCCGGTGCGCTTAAGGTAACTGCCGATGGTCTTGTTTCTTCTGAGAAGTGTAATCTTCTCAGAGTTAATATTGATAACAAGCTTTCTCTTTGCCCGTCTGACCTTATTAGTCAGGTTCCGAACAACGCTCTTCAGGCCGCGTTTGATGGTGGTCTGTATGTGGCTAAGAACTCTGCTTCTGACCTTGTTTCTCCTACGGACAAGATTCTTTATGTCAATGACTCTGGTAAGCTTGCCTCCGGGTTCACGCTTTCTTTTAATGAAGCTACCGGAACGCTTACTGTTGTTGGCCATAATAATCAGGTTGTTACGTCCGTAGCTATTCCGTCTGGTGAAGGCGCCATTCTGAAGGATGCTCAGCTTGTCACTAATCCTGAAGGTCAGGCGGAAGGTACGTATCTTAAATTCACCTTTACGCTTAGTGATGGTTCCACGAAGGATACGTATGTCAACATTGACGCGCTTCGTGTCAACTATACTGGCGGCAATGGTATCACTGTCAGCGGGACGACTGTTTCTACCCGTATCAAGGATAAGGGTGGTCTGACCTATTCTGATGGTGCGCTGGCGGTTGATACCGCTTCGCTGGTCTCCACGCTGTCGGACAATACTATTAAGACTGACGCTTCCGGAGATATTTATCTCTCGGTTGACGCGTTTAATGTTTCCACTCAGGCTGGGAACGCTCTTGCCAACGGTGTAGACGGAAAGGCGTATTTCCCCTATGATTTTGGTACAATGGATTAAGGGTGGGGGTTACTGATGCCCAGAAATACTAAACAACCTATTCAGTTTTACAGAGGCACGACCGCCCAGCATTCGGGTTATACAGGGCCTGCGGGTGAGTGCACTGTCGATACAACGAAGAGTACACTTGTCGTGCATGATGGCAAAACAGCCGGCGGGCATCCTCTTGTGAAAGAGAGTCATATTGTGACCGGTGACGGTTACGTGCTTGCTAATGGAAGCAGGAGTACAACCATTGGCAGTGACGCTCTTGCGCTTTCTCTTGATACAGATGCGCTGAAGGCTCTGCTCTCTGACCCGACAGGTACGGGAACGACCGCTGGCAATCTTAAGCTTTCCGATGCTATAGACAGCGGCCTTGATGCCGCTACCGGTGGTACGGCGGCTACGCCCAAAGCTGTGAAGACAGCTGTCGATGGGGCGGTTAAGAAGACATACGCTGTTAAGGGTGACACTTATATCAAAGTAGATGGTAAGGCTTCTACAACGCTTGGTGAAGCTGATGGGCTTGACCTGACGCTTAATACAGCCGCTCTGAAAAGCGCTCTTGCTGACCCCACGGCTACTAATGTTGTATCTGGCAACAACATGCTCTCGGACGCTGTGGACAGTTCGCTTGACGCCGCTACCGGTGGTACGGCGGCTACGCCTAAAGCGGTTAAGGCTGCTTACGACCTTGCTGCCAGCAAGGCCAGCGATGACCTTGTGGTGCACATCAGGAACAACGAGACCATTGAGGATGTGAAGACGTTTCTTCAGGGCCCGTACGGAACGACTTCGGCTATGACGACTTCCGAAGTTGACCTTTCCAAAGGCGTAGTATTCAGTAAGACTATATCTGCTGATACTACGTTTACTTTCATTAATGTGCCTTCTGGCAGAGCAGCCACGCTCAATATTATTCTGACCAATGGCGGCTCTGCTGCTATTACATGGCCCACTTCTGTCAAATGGACGGACGGTGTTGCGCCCACGCTTACTTCCTCCGGCGTAGATGTGCTGACGTTCATGACTCCTGACGGCGGAACAACATGGTATGGTACGCTTGCTATTACTAACGCCAGTTAGTATATTTGAAAGGGCGGTACTTTCCGCCCTTTCAAATATAATGAGGATTGTGTCTATGATTATTCAGCGTATGCTTCTGGGAAGAGGTGCCAGTACGGCGGGGATGGAGTCGTGGGACTTGGGTTATACATTAGCTGAGGATGCTTCTTCTAAATCTATATATGTTCCTATATGGACGAGTCATTACGTAAATACGGACAAGGTTATTATAGACTGGGGTGATGGCTCTACGTCTGTTACCAAAGGAGCATATAGTGGCGATGACCTGCATGATTTGAACCCTGAGTTCGTTCATACATATGCTTCAGCGGGTTCGTACAGGGTGAAGATTTACGCTCTCCCTGCTACGTGGTCTCGTACGGAAGTAGGTCAGAGCGTCAGTCCTACCTATGGACATACTACTAATCTGACTACGATATATAATGCCATGCCGGTTATCAGGGGCGCATATGTTACGTATAGTGATTCCACCGCTACCGGTAAGCGTATGGACAATCTGTTTTATGGAAGTTCGGCGTTGACTTCCATACCTTCAGATTTGTTTAGTAATAATACTGACGCTGAGACATTCAACTCAACTTTTCATAATTGCAGTTCTCTCAGTCTTACGAATGATCTGCTTCTTTTTGCTGGGTGTAGCGCGGCCAAAGAGTTCAGATATACTTTTTGTGGTGTGAAAGGCGGCGTGATAAGCACGGACTTTTTTGCGGACTGTGTTAATGCCACAAGGTTTGACTGCTGCTTTAGCGGTTATACTGCTAACCAGAGTCCTGTATGGTTCCCGAATGCTTATCCTACAAGTGATGGGCTCATGCAGGGTCTTTTCCGGAACACTTCCGCAGAGTCGCTTATGGGGACGTTTGCTTTTTCTTCTGTACCCAATATTCTGGGACTTTTTGATGGGTGTTCCAAACTGAAGAATATCAACTCCTGTTTTTATTTTGCCGCTATTGGGGAGTTTTACGCATTCCAGAAACCATATGATGGGCAGCCTGTTAAGTATAATTGGTATAATCTGTTCGATGACTGCGTGAATCTCGTTGATATAACGGGACTTTTCTTATTCGCAATGGTTCCTTCTTACACATTTGTACTTCCGGATGAGCTTGGCAGGGAAGACCAGTGGCTTTATAAGGCAATGGCATATCCTGTTCTGCGGTTCGCCAACAGTCCGAATATCAACTATGCTGACAATGTGAGCGGGCTTAATCTGACCGGAGAGACTACACCGGGACGTGGTACGTTCGATGTCATCTGGCTTAGTACCGGACCCGCCACGTTCGAGCAGAATGCGAACCACCCGCTTCAGGGGGAAAATATGCAGGCTGTACCTCCTGGCATTGCTATTCATCTGGCAGGGTCTCCTGTGAAGACATTATCTGGTAAAAACAATGCTTTCATTGTGGTTCCCTCTGGTTCCAGTATGGAGACTCATTACAAAAATGCTACGACTTCTGCTATGTTGAGCCAGATAAAGACTATTGAGATTGTGAATGGATAGCAAACTATGCGTAATACTATCAAGCCTATACAGTTGTACCGCGGCACAACGCAGCAGCATAGCGATTATGCTGGGCCTGTTGGGGAGATTACCGTTGATACAGAAAAATATACCGTTGTAGTACAGAATGGTGTTACCGGTGGTGTGCCTCTCGCCCGTGAGGATACGGTTGTCTCTCTGACTAATCGTATTGCCGCTGAGGAGAGCGCCAGAGAGACTGCCGATACTGCCATTCAAAAGAGTGTTACTGACGAGGCTTCCGCCAGAGTGGCTGCTGATAACGCTCTTCAGAAGAAGGTTAATGATGAGGCTTCCGCCAGAGTGGCTGCTGATACTACCCTTCAGAACAATATAGACAGTGAGGCCTCTGCCAGAGAGACTGCCGATAATGCCTTTCAGAAGCAGATTGATGACGCATATGCGGTCATTAGTGCTGCATACGTAGAGGCGGGAGGTACGCTTGATGGATAATCATACCTTGCAGCAAGTCATTGATTTAGCCGTTAAAACTGCTGTACTTAAGGCGAAAAAGGAAGCTAATCTGGGATGCCGTCCGGTTGGCTCCTATTTTATAACTGAGACTGAGGATGACCCTAATGTTCTTTTCGGGGGGGGGTGGGAGAAGCTGACGGGTCGCTATGTTTTACAGTGTTCTGACGATAGCCATAAGGCTGGTACTACAGTAGAAGCGGGACTACCTAATATCACCGGTAAGGCTACTTATCTACAAACCAATGAAACAGACCAAAAGAATTACCCAGACCTCGGTTGTTTTAGTTGGGCTGATTATTATAGCTACAGCTGGAACACACGCGTCGTAAACGACGGACCAGCGAAGCGAGACCTTTTATTCAGTGCCTCCCGTTCCAACCCCATATATGGACGCAGTGATACAGTCCAGCCGCCCGCACGAATTGTAAATGTTTGGAAGAGGGTTTCATGAGAACACTAAAAGAATATACGGCATTAGTTATTAAATCGATCAGACTCTTCAGCTGGCCCGTTGGGAGTATATACATATACTTCCACCCAACCTACTGACCCGCATGAACTTTTCGGCGGCACATGGGAACCCATACAGGATACTTTCCTGTGGTGTGCTGGCCCCAAGCATGCGGCTGGTACGACCGGCGGCGAAGAGACGCATACGTTGGCTATCGAGGAGATGCCAGCACATACGCATAAGTACAATAGATTACCACAATCTTTCTCAAATACGGACTATAGTCAAAATGACCAGGCTAACTTTAATGGAATTCGTAAGATCGTTCTCAAATATGGAAAACGCGCAGACAGGTAGCACGGGGGGGGCAGCCGTTCAGTATCATGCCGCCGTACAAGGCCTTCTACGCTTGGGAGCGCACGGCTTAATGCCTGTGCAGGAGGTGTGTGCTAATGGCTAGCATCTCCTCTTTTGCAAAACTTCTTCTGCGGTACATCGGCTTACTGGATGGGAAGACTGTGCATACTACAGGTGATGAGGCTATAGCTGGGGTTAAGAACTTTTCCGGCACCTTACAGTCTAGAGGGTACCCGGCAGAAGCCGTAGTGGAAAGCGGAGATGGCTACATACGGTATAGTAGCGGGCTACAGATATGCTGGGGCACAGCAACATTAGATGGCATTATCACAAGCACAAAAAAGAAAGTAACTTATCCCAAGCCATTTGCTGCTGGGAAAAATCATATTGTGCTAACAACGCTCAATGCTAATGTTGGGCTAGATATTCCAGTAGGTGTTGGCTGGGAATCAGATCTTTACTTCATGATTGGCACTTCTGGCGCGGCATCTACTGCTCATACTGGGTGGGTTGCGATCGGATGGTGGAAATAGGAGCTTGTTATGTTCAACCTCATCAAAGAATTTTCCTCGGTTCTGTTTATCCGGTCGGTGCTTTGTTTGTAACGAACGACCTTAGGCGCTATGGACCTGTATCTGGATAGTTGCATTAGTAGTGTTCATCCATCATTCGATGGTGTTCCGGCTATGACAGCGACTACACAACGCGTAATTCATATACCTTCCGGATGTACAGTGCCAAGCTATCAGAAAAGTAAATATAGAGTAGTGGCGGATAACTAATTATGTTAGCACAGTATCGCTGGGCCTCTCTTGCTCAGGACCTTGCCGTTATGCAGGTTCCGGATACACCTATTACGGAACTTGACACTATTTATAATACATATAATATATCCGAAAAAGACCTCCAGAAGATTCTTATTGTTCCTGAATTTCAGGACATGTACAGGAACTCGCTGGAACAGCTCAGAGCCAAGGGAAGCAGAGCCGGGTCTATGTACAGAGCGGGGACGCTCTCACAGGCGCTTGCGGAGAAGCTCTTCCGGGACGCAGTGAATGAGAACATGAAACCCGCTGAAGCATTGAAGCTCCTTGAACTTCTTTACAAAGTTTCCGGTTCCATGAATACAGAACAGCAGGTAGTTAATACGCAGGTTAATGTAGGTGTGGCCATCCCTGTACCGGAGGGGATGAAGAACCACAAGCTTGACCATCTCAGGAGCGCGAATGTTTAACTACATTCCATCCCCTACAGGATTGAAATTTCATGAGTCGGACAAGTATGTAAAGATGCTCTGCGGCCCTTACGGCAGTGGCAAGTCCTGCTGTTGCGCCATGGACATTCTTTATTATGCCTGTGCCCAGCCTGTAGCTAAGGATGGAATGCGTTACTCCCGTGTTGGTGTCATCCGTTCCACGTATCCTGAACTCACCTCCATGACCCGCAAATCTCTTCTCGAGGTACTGCCCCGGGAATGCGGTGATATTACTGGTGCAGTAGCTCCTCTTCGTGGTGTTTACCTTATCCCTCTACAGGATGGCACTACAGTCAATCTGGAGCTCAACCTGTTTGCCCTGAAAGGCCCTGAGGATTGCAGTAAGATTCTTTCCGCTAACTGGACTTTTGCGTGGATAAATGAAGCAACCGGTGTTTCACCGGAAGTTTTTGCCGCTGTACAGACCCGTATCGGACGTTTCCCCTCACAGGATTTGGGTGGTGTAAACTGGGGCGGGATTATCATGGATTTCAACCAGCCTGAGCACGACTCATGGCTGGATGTGTACATGAAGAACCCCGAGCCGAACTGGCTTGTTGTGAAACAGCCCCCTGCGGCTCTGCGCCGGTTTGACGAGAACGGGAAGAAGCATTTTGACGTAAACCCCGATGCGGAGAATCTCCGTAATCTGGGTGCCAAAGAAGAAGGCGACCCCGAGGATATGACGCCTGAAGAGCGGGGCATGCGGTACTATCGCAACCAGATACAGACTCTGCTCAAAAACGGGCGTGTTGATGTTGTAGAGAACCAGTACTGTCTTCTCGATGTTCCTGTGGTGGAGGGGAAGCCGGTGTTCTCCAACTTCTCCCCGTCCCGGCATGTGGCTGACCATGAGCTTGCCCCTATGATGTTTCATGAGATTGTTCTTGGTGTTGACCAGTCCGGCATTCACCCGGCTGCTGTCATTCTGCAAAATCAGGACGGCAAGTGGTGTGTGCTTGATGAGCTTTTTGCCGAGAACGAGGGGTTTGAGAACTTCCTTTACGGCATGCTGATACCGCTTCTCCGGGGCAAGTATCACACAAACCCTGTTGTAGCGGCCATTGACCCGTCCAATCAGCGTGACTCATGGACAGGCATTACCCCCCGACAGCGTTTTGAAGAGGCTGGCATTCCAGCAGTTACTGAGATTACAAACTCTCCGAAGGCCCGCATTCAGGTAGTGGAGCATATGCTCAATCTTGACACAGGGGGTCTGCTTATCAGTCCGTCCTGTAAGAACCTTATCAATGGCTTCACGCATGAGTACCGGTACAGAAGGCTGAGAGCCAGTGGTTCTATCGGGACGGTATACACCCCCCAGCCGGAGAAAAACGAGGCATCGCATTATCAGGACGCCCTTCAGTATGCCGCTCTGCTCATACAGAAAGGCATTGATTTTACTGATGACGACCTTTCCGATGTAGCCCGTAAATTATCTGAGAGCAGAAATGTTCTCCGTAGGATTATCTAATAATGGCAGACGAAACTGTTTCCAGTACAGACAGCAATGGTATAGACTGGCTTAAGGAGATTGAGGACATTCCTTCCAATGTCTCTGACAGGCTGGGCAAGGAAGTCCTTCGCAGGTGGAACGGCGCGGTGCTCTGGCAGAGTACTGAGCGTGTGAATGGCAAAGGACTCAGGGATGTGCTTCGTGAGTGCTGGGAGCAGCAGAACGGTGTTCTGTCCTGTTCCGACCAGCAGATAGCTGACGCGCTTGGCGTCAATGCCATAGTGAATCTTACTGCCCTTAAGACCGGGATAGCCAACGCTTACCTGAGTGACGCGCTTATCAGCAACACGCTGACGCTTCCGTGGATTATCATGGCCACGCCGAGGCCGAGCATCTCTCCGGAGTCCCGTGAGATGCTCCTTACTGTCCTGAAGCAGGGGTTCTTTGAGAACCGTTTTCAGGACGGTACGCAGATGGTTGACTTCATCCGCCGTGGGAAACAGCTTCTTCTGCGTCATGAGAAGGAAGAAGCGGATAAAGCGGCTAATGAGATGATGTCTCTGTTGGAAGACCAGTGTGCTGAAGGCGGGTTTAACAGGGCGCTGTCTGATTTCCTCCATTATTTTACGGTATATCCCTACTCAATTTTTACCGGCCCATATATTACGAGAAGCCCCCGTCTGACATGGGGCAGGAACAAACCCAGAGTACAGACGGAAGTCCTCCCTGTATTTCGTTCTATATCCCCGTTTGATTTTGCCTATTCCCCCGACAGTCCGGATACTCAGCGGGGAACCTGTGTGTTTACCCGCACGCTCTGGACACGCAAGGAGCTTCTTGATGCGGGCAAGCTCAGCTCCTACATCTCGGAGAATGTTCTTGACGTTCTGAAGAAGGCTGACACGAATGACGAGTTCAACCTGAACTGGCTGACCAGAGAGCCTAATTCAGAGAAGAGAGACCTTGCCCTGTGGGCGTCTAATGTCGCTCCTATCGAGGTACTGACTCACTACGGTATCATGTCCGGGCGGGAACTGGCTGAATACGGGTTCCACAGTCTTGACCGTAATGAGTTTTATAACTGTGAAATTTCCATGGCTGGGTACAAGGTCTTGCAGGTTAAGGTTAACTCCGACCCGCACATGCAGACCCGTCCTATTTACACAGCCAGTTTCTATCGTACCGGAGGCGACCGTATTGCCGGAGATGGTATTGCCCAGCGTATCCGTGACGTGGAACGGGCGTATCATTCCTGTCTGATATATCTGATGCGCAACGCCGCCAACGCCTCTGCTCCTATGTGTGAGGCCGATTATAGACGGCTTATGAAATATATGAAGGATACTGACCTTGGTACTATTGTACCGGGAACGATGTATCTTTCTGATTCCGACCCGTCAGGCGGAAGCAATCCGGCCCTGAGGTTTTTCAATATTCCCTCCAATCTTCCGGCTTACTCTCAGCTTCTGGAGATGTTTATCCAGTTGGCTGACAGAGTAACGAATATCCCCGCAGCCCTGCACGGTGAAGCTGTGGGCTCCGGCGCGATGCGCACATTCCGTGGTATGTCGCTGCTTCAGGGTAATGCAACCCGCGCGCTTCATGCTGCCGTGGGGAATATTGACAGCAGCGTGTTCGCCCCGCTTGGCGAGCTCATGTACAATATCAATATGCTGTACGCGTCTGACCCGTCTGTAAAGGGTGACGTACAGATTGTCACCAAAGGCGCGGAAGGTCTGCTTCAGAAAGAGACAGAGAAACAGAACGCCATGGAGATGCTTCAGGTTATTGGTGCTGTAGGCAGTTCCCTCTCCGGTGCTGTTAATCTGACTCCTGTTGTGGGCTGGGCCGTGAAGAAACTCTTCGGAGCGATGAACATTCCGGATGATGTTCTTGAGCAGATGAACGCTCCGGTACAGGGAGCGATGCCGCAGGGTACACCTCAGCAGGGACAGGGCAACGGTCTGATGCCTAACTCTAATCCTGCTCCGGGTTCTCCGACCGGAGCAGGTGTTGCGCAGGATACAGGAGGGCATGTTGAAGCTTATTAAACCATGGACTCCCGCTCCCGGTGAACGCGGGTACAGATTTGTCAAATGGTTCTGTGACAATATCAACTTTTGCCATGGGTACTACTACGGTACAGACATTCCGAAACCTGAGAATAAGGTTTATAATTTCCTGTACAAGTATTGGACTTTCCCGTTTGAACAGCCGGACTGTATCTGCTGTAACACTGTCAGAGGGCTGATTTACGGGGGTATTATCGGATTTATTCTGGGGAGACTTATATGAACAAACTTTGGCAGAAGAACAATCGCACTATGTACTCCAGTGTTTTCAATGTGCCCGCCGGTTACTGCGTCACATTGTTTGCTACTGGTCTGCTGGATGAGAAAGTCAGGCAGTCAGCTGAGGAGTTTACTGTGCCGCAGATTGTATGTGTAAGACGTCTGGTTCATGAATATGAAAAGGCACAGACAATTCCATGTGAGGGATGCTGCGGTTATATTTTCGACCTTGCTAATGTAAGGGCTGATACAATTAACGATGAACTTGTTTCAACCTGCGGCCGTCCGTGGCAGCTTGACCCCTGTCGTAATATTGGCATAATTGGTGTACCGGGTACATATAGACTGCATATCAATGACGCAACGGCAGTTGGTGTAGCTCAGGTGTATGCAGATTGGTACAAAGCCAGCCAGATTCCCTCACAGGTTGAGAGCCTGTTCTTTATTTAGGAGACATATATGGGTAACGCTTGTGGTGAAACGAAATACGCCGAAGACGGCGTTATTAACAGAACTACACTGACCAATTCTCAGGTCACTAATTCTGATATACAGAACTCTACACTGACTGCATCCGCTATCAAAGACCTTACGGCCATTGATGACGCTTCTGCGGAGAAAGTTGCGGATGCCATTGCCGGGCTTAGCACCAAACAGCTTTTAAGTCTTGCGTCTGCCATACAGGATGCTTTTGCTCCCGTGGAAGGAGACGAACCTGACTCCATTACTGGCCCGGAAGTTCCTACCACTATTATTGGCCTTAGGGACGCTCTGCTTGGCAGACCCTCTGGATGGGCCCGCTTTGGTTCATATGTTGTGCCTATCTATAAGTAGGAGTAATAACTATGGCAGTTAAGGAGAAGAAGAATGGCAAAGTGTCAGAAACCGAAAGTAAGCGGCGTAAAGAAGTCTCTTCCCCCGTTTATGAAGGGGAAGAAAAGCCAGCTGAAAAAGCCGAAAAAGTAACCAGACACAATCACATGCGTTCCATCCTTAAACAATATTACAACTATTAGGTTATTACGCTATGCCTGTTATAATTGACCTTTCGGCAGACAGGAATTACGAGGCGAAAATCGCCGACCCAAAGATGACTCTTCAGAACAATCCGCTGGCTCAGCCAGCCGACCCTATGCGGGGCATTAAGGATTATAATTTTGACCGTCTTATGAAAGACGCCAGTCTTCGTTCGTGTCCGGTACGGGGAGCGGCTTACTCCGCTATTATGGATACCAGATATAAGGAGGATTAGTTATGGCATGTTCCCGTTGTGGCGGCAATCGCACTCCGCGTCAGACTCCGCCTCCGTCCGTTACTTCCCGTCCCGGTACTGTGGCCCCCAATCCCGGCCGCAGAACGGCCAAGGAAATTATTACAGGTGTGAAGTATGTTCCCACCCGAGGCGGAAAATAATCCTGTCCGTGTGCTCGCCCGTCAGCTCAAATCGGACGTGTATCTCAAGGAAACGCTTCTTGCGTTTCTGAGGCAGATTCGTGAGGGCAGAGAGGCGGATTTTGTCCTTGCGGCAAAGGCTGGCGTGATGCACCCGGACAAGCTGCAAAACGCTGCCATGTTACTCGGACGGGTTAACGAGCTTAAATCCTTGGAAGAAATAATTTTCGGTATGGAATAGTAAGGAGCGTAAATAAATGCCAGGATTCGACAAAGTGCCTGCGAACCCTTATCAGGAACGGGCCGAAGCATTCAGAAAACAGAACGAACCTGCGGCTGATACTCCGGCGGCAGGTGGCAATAGTATTTATCCTCAGCCGGCCCCCCAGCCTCAGGCTGCTTCGGCCTCCAATACGGAGCCTCAGCCGGCTCCTCAGCCCCAGTCGCAGCCCCAGTCGCAGCCCCAGCCCACTCCGGCTCCCCAGCCTCTCGCCTATCCTTCCGGACAGACGGAGCCATATTATGACCCGTCTGTTGTTCAGGGTCTGGCGTATGAGCGTGACCAGCTCAGGCAGCAGCTGGCTGCTGACCGCAAGCGTATGGAAGACCTCCAGAAATCTGCGGACGAGCTTAATGACCTTAAGCGCAGAGCCAGTATCAGGGCTGACATCCAGCAGCAGGCCATTGATAATCTGGAGACTGTGAGCCCTGATGACTATACGGCCATTGTTGAATCCGCTACCAATCTGGCTATGGCTCAGACAGAGCCGCTTAAGAAAGAGCTTGAGCAGCAGAGGAAGGAGCTTGAGGAGCGTACCCGGTATAATCAGCAGATGCTTGAGAATACCCGCAAAGACCTTCTTAACGCCCGTATCTTTGCCGCTCATCCCGACTTTGCCCAGATGGTCAATACTCCCGAGTACCGGAACTTCATGTCACAGCGTGACGGTCTCAGCTCCGAGACCCGTGACGCCCGTGCCAGCCGGGAATATCTCAACGGCAATACTGATTATGTTATCGACCTCCTGAATCAGTTCAAGCAGAGTCGTAACAATGCCGGAGGCGTTGCCACAGTACCCCCCGTACAGGTAGCCCCCGGTGCCGCACCTTCTGCGGCGCAGACTATTCCTACCCGCTACACCCTGCGGGAACTCAACAACCTGTTTCAGACGAGACAGATTTCCGCTGATGAGTACAGGAAGCTTCTTCCTGACGCCCGCAAAGCGGCTTTCGAAAGTCTGTCATCCATGTCCTAGGAGAATAATTTATGCCTATGTTTCCCAGTGCTTCCGGTTATACCGGAATGGAAGCAACTCCGCTTGCCCGAGTTGGGTACAGCGACATTATCCTTTCCAAAATCTACGAAGAGGACTGGCTTCCCCGTATTACCAACTCTGAGCTTCTTGAGCCTGTCACGCAGTGCAATCAGATTATTCAGCTTATGCGTGCTCCTGAAGTCGGGCCTATGCGTTCTTATCAGAAGAACCAGCAGCTGGTTCCCAATACGGTTACTACTGAAGCCCGCTGTCTTCAGATTTGTTTCGCTTCCTATCAGGACATCAAGTTTGATTCCCTCGATGTCAAACAGGCCTGCGACCGCTGGTCTGCTTATGAAGAGAAACTGCTGGAAGCTATTTACCAGTCTTATGTTGATGAACAGAGACGTTTCGTTCTTGGCCGCATGATGGCTCAGGTTTCCCCCCTGACCTCTCTCAGCGCCGCCGGACGTCTGCACGACATCAATCTTGGTGCTCCGGGTAATCCTGTTCATGTGACTCCGCAGAACCTTCCCGTTGTTCTGGCCAATCTTCAGCGTGCCCTGATTGAGCAGAAGCGCTGGATTGACGGTCAGATGTTCATTATCGTGCCGCCCATTCTCCGCACGTATCTTGCCATGAGCAATTACGCCAACTCTGAATGGAGCTGTAAGTGCGGCGGTATCGTTTCCGGTATGTGGGATCATGAGCTCTTTGGCTTCCGTCCCATTGAGTCTATCCATGTTCCGGTTCGCCGTGATGAATCCGGTTCTCTGTCTTTCTATATTATCGCTGGTAATAAGGACGCTACTGCCTACGCCAGCAATATCATCGAGTCCCGTCTGATTACCAATGACCCGAACAGCTTCGGCATCCGGTATCAGTTCCTCGCCGCATGGGGTGCTGAGGTTATCTATCCTGAAGCCCTTGCGATGGGCTATTGGACTTTCGACCCTATTAACTAAGGAGTAGATGACTATGGCAGTTATTAATCTCGCCCGTGGCGGTATGCCTGATTTCAAAGGCTGGTTCTGTGATGGCCAGTCTGCGGAATTTACTCCGCCCTACGATGCCCCGCATGCGGACTTCACCCCGCCCTTTGACTCCCATGCTGACGCCGCTATGGGTCAGGGGTTTCTCAACCTCCAGTTCCCGCTGGTTCCGAACCTGAATGATACCGTGGGTCATCGCTGGATGCAGAACCTGCTGAAAGGTGTCAAAGCTGTCGGCGATGTGATTCTGACCAACTGGGTTCCCCAGCGTTCCTATCTGGACTCCGTGTATTACGAAGTCACTAAGACCGATGCTTCTCTTGATGGCGTATATCTCGCCCCCGTTGCGAAGCGTGCGGTATGGAACTTCGCTACTGAGGAGTGGGAATACAAGGATGTGGCTGAATTTGCGGACGCTATGACTGCGGCCAAGATTACCCAGTTCCCTGTTGGTACTCCGCAGGAAGACGATAAACTGTACGGGTTCACCCGTCTGGCCAGCCCGCTTGCTACCTTCGGTCATAATATCGTCAAGCGTAATTCCACTGGAACGCCCACTGCCGGTTATGATGACTACTTCGGTACGGTTCTGCTTGGCTTTAAGGTTGCCGCTGGTGATGCTGGCAAGATTGCCACTCTGTGGAAGTCCACGTTCGCTCTGTACTTCTCTTCCAAGATGCTTGCCTTTGAGGGCAGCACGCAGATTGGCTAAGGAGGATAACCATGGCACGTACATATACGGGCCCGGCATCCAAGGATACGGTGAAGGGTGGGAAGAAGTTCCCGCTTAAGAAGATTGGCAGTGACCACAGCATTGACCTGACCATGACTAACGGTACTGATAAAGCCCGTGGCATTATCATGCGTACCAAATGGAGTCAGGGCGTGCATGGTGGTTTCACTCCCGCTACGGAGAACTCTGTCAAAGGACAGAGACCCAGCTCCGCAGCGAAGTAGTAAGCAATAGAAGGAGCGGTAGTCATGAAACAGAACGCAACTACAGTAGGAAGTCAGGACGCTTCTGCTGTGTTCAATCTCGATTCTGAGGAACGGGCCGGGTTTCTTCAGCATCTCGGGGTTAAGAATGCCACACCTCCGCTGGCACATTCCCCCTGTCTGAAGAACAAAAAGACCGGACTTATTCTTCCGTGGAACCCGATGCTTGCGGAGCAGAGGGACATACTGGAATGCTGCGATGAGTCGGGCAATACTGACCCCGAAGCATGGCAGGATAAAGTACAGGAAGACAGTTCCGAAGATGACAGCGAACTCATGACTGCCGCTCTTACTGAGGCTACGTCCCGTCAGAACCGGATTGCTCAGGAAAATATGAGTTCGTTCCGCCCCACCCTGCGGCGGGACGAACAGCCAAAGCAGTCTGGAGAGTACGGGAATGACGCCGTGTCTTACGAAGACATTGACAACCTGTTGTCGAAGGCGGAGTTTTAATGACAGTACGAGACATAATCGAGGACGTCTCCCGCGACCTGAATGATCAGGAACAGGGATATGAGTACACCCGCTGGTCTGTAGTTCAGCTTCAGACCTACCTCTCTGAGGCGCTCATTAACGACAGCTATCTGCTTAAAGACCTGTTTCATACTGAGAAGGTAGTGCGGCTCAGACCCGGAGGGGACTGGCAGAAAGTCTGCGACTGTTCTGAGATTATCCGTATTGTCGGCGAATGCACCGAAGATGGTGAAGTGTACCGGTTCTTCACCAGAACATATGACGATGAACGGCTCAACTGGCCGGGTTCCGTATATCCTATGTGTACGAACCCGGATACAGATGAGCCGTTCTCTTATGCTATAAGTTCAGTAGACGTAAACAGGTTCAAAGTCATGCCCCCGGTAGCTCCGGGACAAAGCAGGTTTGTGCTTCTGCAATGCTATAAGATCCCTACCGGGCGTTCCCTTACCGAGAACGTACCGGATGAGATGGTTGCCATTGTTAAACAATGGATGCTGTACAGAGCGCTTATTATGGACTCTGAGAACTCACCTACTATCAGCACCATAGCCGGAACACACCTGACTACGCATGACAATCTGCTGAAGAGAGCTGTTGACCGCAGGGAGAAGGAGAAAGCAGAACGTGAGCGAGACGCAGATAATCTACGAGCCGTTCGAGACCAGACCACTCGATAGCTTTCTGGAAGAGCTCAGGTTCGAGTATCCTACTCTTCCTGTACAGCTCTTTCAGTTCTATCTCTTAAAGGCCGCAAGGAGCATGTCCCGGCAGGGCAATCTGATACGCCGCCGTGCGGTCATTAATCTGGAACCGTGTATCACCAGATACCGTCTGGAGTCTCCTGACGGGCTGGAGATATGCGGTATCCTGCGTTCATATATCATCCCGTCTGGCTGCTGCGGCGGGCATGACGCCAGAGAGACTTTCACTCTGCCGCAGGGTCTGTGCCCCTGCGGCAGAGAAGTCGTCTGGTATGATGACCTTGAGAAAGTACTGCATGTGAAACATGCCAACACTCCGGGGCGTCTGCTTATGGAGCTTGCCGTTATGCCCGGACAGAAAGCCTGTGAGCTTCCCGCTGTCCTGTACACTGACTGGCTGGATACTCTGCTTATGGGCGTGCGGGCTTATATAATGCTCATACCGGCCCGGCCATGGACGAATGTTCAGATGGGCAGAGCTTATATGAATGAGTTCGAGAAACGTATAACGGCCGCCGCTGTAGAGACTGCTACGCATAAGATGCGTGGGAGTGTTCATATGCAGTTCGGGAGGGTTATGTAATGGCTGACTGTACCCCCAGACTTACGCCCCAGTGCGATGGGGAAATTAAATCTGCTACGGAGAAAGGCACCTGTCCCGACTGGAGTATGTGTCTTCCTTTCGGAGGGAAGATGTATTCCCGTGAGGGATGCGTTCATGTGGAGAAAGGCACGCCTCCTGCTGACGGCGTTTACGACCGTGTTGTCATTCAGAACGGCTGTATTGTGTCACTGGAGGGTAAGCAGCTCCCCATTTATAATCCTCCTACCTGCGCTCCCGAGCCATGCTCCTGTTCTGACAGCGGGGGGGAAGGGTCTGTCAGCATATCTTCTCAGGCGGGGAACCTGACCCGTGAAGACGCTACGGGTGCCCTCCTTACCACGCTGAACACACAGGCTGGAGACGGCATTGCGCTTCAGGGTACAGGAACCCAGCGTGACCCGCTGATTATTTCCGCTAACCTTGACCCTTCTGAATCTTTCAGTATCAGCGCTGGTAACTCCGGTGTCACGGTGTCTGGCACCGGCACCCGTGAAGACCCGGTTAAAATTTCCCATATTGAGGAAGGATACGAAGGGTATATTAATGGTATGTCTTTCGACCGGTACGGACATCTCACCGGCTATACGGCCCCTTCTACAGTCAGTACAGTCAATGGCGTTATTGGTCAGGGACATATTAAGGCTGACCTTGCTACGTCCACGGGTGTTGTTACGCTCAATATCGCCGACCCTATGTACAATCGCGCGGGAGAGTACAGGCTGGGCGGTTTCGACCTCACCCTTGATGATAAAAATTTCATCACGAACATCACGCAGAAAATTACGGTAACGCCCGGCGAGAGATACCTTGGCGTACAGCGTGTGACTCTTACGGAGTCTGGTACTCTTACTGAGATTGTAGATACATCGGAATCCGAGATACTTGTTTATGACCATGCGTCCAAACGTTTCCCATCCGGAACCAAGTCAGACGCGTATATCATAACCTTCGACCTTGCCCGTATTGGTTCTTTCCGTATCCGGTACAGAGACTGCAAGCGTCCGACTACAAGTGACTCTTCCGGAAAGACCACGGTTACACCTATCAGCGGTACTATCTATGTTGACGGTAAAGCCGTTGATACTGATGTGGTCATGTATAATGAGCTTACAGCCCTGACTACAGCCCGTTACGGTCTCGGTAATCACACAGTACAGGTTATCGGGGATATGAACGGTGTGGGTTACATGGACATTGAAGTTGTGACGGCCTACTAATGCAGACAGCAATTACACAGTTTGGCGGTATTGTCCCGCGTATTCCGGAGCATAATCTGTCTGTCACGCAGGCTACACTGGCGCTGAATGTCAACCTGCGCAGGGGACAGCTTGAGCCATGGCGTGAGCTCTGTAAGTACAAAGACGTGCCCTCTACAGCCGTATCCCTGTATATGTACGGGCACTGCCTGTATACATGGGACAGTGTTGTTTCCGTAGCTGAGCTTTCTCCAGAATGGCAGAGGTTGTACATCACAGGCAACAGTACCGTGCCGCAGGTCATGGTACGGGGTTCCTGCTGTGATATGACATACTACGCTCTTGGTGTTCCGACCCCGCCTACACCCCCCAGAGCTTCCGGACAGGAGCAGTGCGGGCGGGCGTCCGATACCCGTTCATATGTCTACACATGGGTTAACCAATGGGGGGAGGAGTCCGCCCCGTCTCCTGCCAGCAATCTGATTATGGTCGCTGACGGAACACCTGTTTCCGTGACAGGCATATCACTTCCGCCTGACGGATACGGGATAATCGGCGCCAACCTGTACAGGACATCCACGGGCTTCCGTCCCACTGACGGCAAGAATCAGACGCCTCTCACTGACTACCTGTTTGTCGATACGATATATTTTCCATCCGTTTCCTATACGGACAATGTTCTCACGAAGAAGCTTGGCATGCCGCTTGAGACAGCGGACGTTATGCCTCCTCCTGAGGCGCTCCAGAATATTACGGCGGTTGAGGGTGTTATCCGTCTGGCCGGGTCTGTGGCTAACAGGGTGTATCTCTCGGAGAATTTTCAGCCTTATAACTGGCCCGTCAAATATGAGCTGACTCTGGACAGCAGTATCATTCACATGAAGTGCCTTGACCAGAAGCTCTACGTAACAACTTCTACGACACCCTACATTATTGACGTATCCAGTTGTGATGATACGAAGTGTACGCCCGTGACCGACATAGGCAGACCGCTTCCGGATATATCCTGCGGGCATTATAACAGCGCCGTCATCACGCCTTTCGGTCTCATTTACTCCTCCGACCTTGGCGTTATTCTCATTGACCCTTCCGCGCGCTGGCATATCCTGACGGCCAAGTGGCTTACCGCTGAGCAATGGCACCAGCTCGCCCCTGAAACAGCACGGTTTGAGTACTGGAACGGGTATCTCTTTATCGTAACGGACGAGACCAGTTTCATCCTTGACATAGACGGCGACCCATACGGGGACGTCAAAGGTATGGAGCTTTCCAATATCTCCGACAGTCCTGTAGCCATGCAGACAACCAACACGGGACAGCTGATGTTTCTTCAGAACAACGCCGTCTGGTTCTGGGATAAGAGTGACACATACCGGCCCTTCGAATGGAAGAGCAGAGAATTGTACAGCCCCGGTACTGAGACTATAAACAAGCGTTCGTTCTACAGTCCGGCCGCGCTCCGTCTCCGTTCTGTACAGACTTTTGTACGTGTGGAAGACGACCATGGCCACACAGTGTACGAGCGTACTATCTCGGGCGACAAGCCTGTAAGACTTCCCAAATGCGGAAGGCACCTCAGTTACAGGCTGTACTTTACAGGTACAGAGACAGTAGAGTTCGCCGAACTCGGTACTGCGATAATAGCCAAATAGACATACCCTGTGTATTTTACTAAGATATTGTCAGGAGCGGAATATGAGAGTAGACATTCTTGAACCCGATATTGACCTCAACAAAGCCATTGATACTCTTGGGCGTGTACTTGGCCCCATGCTCGGCAAGGCATGGGAAAACAAACGCAAAGCGTATGACGACAAACCGTTCAATCTGAATGTGAATGTGTTTACCCAGCTCTGGATAAACAAGGACATGAAAATATTTGTCGCCTATGATGATAACGACAACAATAATGTTGTCGGCTTCCTTACCGGTACTGCGTACAGACCCATGCAGTACAGCGCCCGTGTGTTTCAGATACAGGACTGGTACACGGGGAACAACCCGGAAGTGGAGAGAGCGCTTTTTAAATTTCTTTCTGAAGCCGTGAAGTTTCTCGGTACTGACGAAATTCTTATCTCCAATACCGAGGGCGAGGGTATTCCGGATATTCCCGGAAACTGGAAGCAGGAAACAACCATCACGACACGAAGGTTCGTTAAGGTGCAGTAATGTACGCTGATGATTTGGAATGCAATCCGAAGCATGGCACGAATGACCAGCAATATGGCATGTTCGCCAATATCCTTGCTGATGCCGCTATTCTTTCCGCGGCATACAACTCGGCAAGGGCTGTGGATATTGCAACCAAAGAATGGAACATGGCCAAGAAATACTGGCGTATTGCCCGTAACTGGCTTGACCATTACAGAGATTACTACGCTCCTGTAGAAGACCAGGAAATTAATGAGGCTATGAACATACCGGCGGAGACTCCCCTGTATGATGTTACAGAGGGACGGGCTAAAACCGCCGCTATGCTTCAGTTCCGTGGCCAGCTCAAAAAGAATATGCGCTGTACCTCACGGTACTGTACAGGGCTTCGCAAGGATATGCTTACTAATATTCTTTCCGCTCAGGCGGACGCTCTGAGCCTTGCTGAAGGTCTTGGGTACAGGAACGAGCGTGCCTATCTCGAATCCCGCGATGACGTGCGCTTCAGCAAGATGCTGAACACGGCCAAACGGGGGCGTGACATTATAGCCGACAATGTGTCCCTGATTAAGACCTCTGCCGGTATCTATGGCAACCTGTATAATCAGGCATGGGAAGGACTGGCCGGAGCTGGTCAGTATCTGGGTTATGCCGCCAACCGCAACATGCCGTCCTACCCGACAGAATATCTGTCCCGTACTGACATTAACCTCGGGTATACACGCAGTGCCATTCGCGGCGAGGTACGGGGAGCTATTGAAGATACAGCCGCCGCCAGTGAGTCTCTAATGAAGGAGAGCTTCTAATGCCCGAATGTACATGTGCTGACCCTACTGCTGTATCCAACGCTATTAATCAGCAGAGCAGTAACCTCTCCTCCAGTGTCAACGCTCATGGTCAGACACTCGACCAGACTCTCTATGGTCAGACTCTCCGCGCTGGCACTGCGGGGGGCAACTCCCGTTCTACTGGTACGGGACAGGCAAATCACGGCGCTATCGGCCCGCTCCGGTTTTGTAACTGGGCCGCTCCGGAGTATGGCCCCGAAGGTGAGAACCTCCGTACTCTGGCATTCAAGGGCGCGGCTCTGGCTATTGCTATCGCCAACGGTATAGCTCAGGGACAGATAGCTGACATGCAGCAGGACTTGGCCAATTCCTATTACGATATGGCCAAGTATAAGTGGGACAGGTTCAGCAGAAAATATGTTCCTCTGGAAAAGAAACTGCTCAATGAAGTCAGCTCTGAACCTGTACGGACACTGCAATGCGAGAGCGCACGCAACCGTGCTGAAGCGGCGGTGAACAGCGCGTACAACGAAGCGGAATCCTACCTGTCCCGCAAGGCGAAGCAGTTCCACCTGTGTGTAGACAGCTCGCTTATCAGCCTGTTCAGCCACAAGAAAGCTCTGGCTTTGGCTGATACGGCGAATTACAATCTCGCTGATGACCAGTGGTATACCGACTACAGGAATGATAAGCGCTGGAACCGCCGCAGTTCTGTACTCAATCTCGGCCGCAACCTTGGTTCTGAAGCAACCAGCTACGGAGACGTGGCCCGTTCCCTTATGGGTAATGTCAGTACACAGATAGAGAATGCCGCCAAGGGCCTGATGTCCGCTCTTGGTTATTACGGCTCCCGTAATGACACATATTACCCGACTTCATATCTGGGGCAGACGAATGCCCCTCTCGCTAATATAGGCACCATGGCTGGCAATGGCGCGCAGTCCGCTCTGGACGCCAGTTCCGCTCTGGATGCCAGCCGATAAGGAGACAGTTATGGCTTTTCTCGGCAGTCTCGGTTCGATATTCGGAGCTCTCGGCTCGCTGCTCCCCGGCTATATGCAGGGCGAGCGTCAGGCTGTACAGGATAACTGGGCTGACCTTAACTATTACAACAAAGCTCAGGCCGGACAGCTTCAGAATATGTATGATGAACGCGTCATGAACGACCGTATCAACATGGCTCATGATAACGCGCTCATGCAGAGCAACGTCAGGGCGAACTCTGACCTTTCCCTTTTCAATAACTATCTGTACGAACCTTATACAATCAGGCGTGCCCAGTGGGATACGGCTTATGTCGACCAGCTCAATAATGCCCGTATCGGACTCACGCTTGCCGGGGCGAACATGGCAATGAATAATCCCATGTCCCTGCTTGGTACTATGGGTCTCGGCGGTATGGGCGGTGCAGGTGGTATGGCCGGTGTCAACACCTATCCCAGTAGAATGTAGGAGATAATATGGCGCGGAACATTTACGAACCTGTCAACGCCAACGGACAGGTAATACAGGTGCAAACCACCCCGGCCTATCAGATGCAGGGTACAGTAGTACAGCGGCCCGCAGGATTTAACCCTGCCGCCCCCCGTCCTGTAGTTCTCAACAACGGGTACAACTACTCTCTCCCCGGTTCTTACGAGGGTTACACTCAGGCTGGCATTCCTCCGATTATGGGGCAGGTCAGCCCTTATGCCCGTATCGGTCTTACCCGTCAGCTTAACGGAGCTGTCACGCCGCTTATTGGCTTCCCTTCCGTCTATCCTCATGTGGTTGACGGTAATTACTACGACTATAGCCAGCCGCTTGTTCTGTCCGCTCTGGCCGCCGCTATGGCAAACTGGAGCCCCATTCCTGTAATGGGTGCGGGTGGGCGCGGCGCTACCCTTGCCGGTGCTGTAAACCATGGAGGCGGCGCTGGAAGTGAGGCCCCCCGTACTGAAGGAACTCCTGCTCCTGTAGCTATGCCCTCCCAGCCTGCCCCTGCTTACGGCGGCGCTGGTCTTCGTCTTGGCCCCCGTCAACAGACACTCCCCGGTGTCGCGTACAGGACTACTCCTGCTGAAGAACGGATGCCCAGATGGGGAGCAAACCAGACTGATTATTGGGGCGGTATCACAGGCAATGGTAACTACGCAGTGAATAATCAGACTCTCAGTGACGCGGTTTTCCCTCCCCAGAATACTGGCCTTCGTCCTGATGTCTTGCAGGCGCAGGAAAGATACGGCGCCGCTATGGGGCTTTCCGATTACCCCGCACAGCAGAGCGCTCCTGTACAGCAGAGCGTCCCCGTACAGCGCACTGCTGCTGCGCAGGAGGAACCTGTGAGAGTAGCACCCCAGTTACAGAGTCCTTTCCAGACTCCCTCTGTACCTCAGTATAATCTGACGATGCCTCAGGTCAGTCAGAGTGTCCCTGCCGGGACGAACTACACTCCCCAGCGTCTCCCGTCTCTGTACGACCCCGCACGCGTCAGTCCTTTTATGGACACCAGTGACAGAAGTCTGGCTGGAATGAATCCGTTCTCTCGTTAAGGAGTTAGTATCAATGGCTACCAGAGGAAGAAAGCAATCCGTATCCGCTCAGGATATTCTCCTGACGATGGTTAACGATGCTATTAATGATGTCAGCGATGGCAACTATCTTGGCCGTGTCGCGTCCGGACGTAAGGAGACAGCACCAGCTCAGGCTCCTTCCACATATGGCTATTTACAGGCCGCACGCGCGGCGGCTCCTGCAACACCAGCGGAACCCGCCGTTCCTGCCGTTCCTGCCACCCCTGCCGCTCCTATGATTAATACTGCTCCGGTAATAAGGCAGATGCCGGATGCCTACCAGCCTATCCATGTTGGTCTGCCCCCGCTCAGTACGTACATGCCTTCTCCTGCACAACAGAGCGCTCCCGTGCAGTCATTCTCTCCTCTGAGTATGGAAGTTCGTCCGGATGTGGTACAGGCACAGGAAAGATATAATGCCGCTATGGGGCTCTCCGACTACCCTGTAGAGCCGAACGCCCCCCTGCGGTTTCTCCCTAACCCCCTGAACACAGCGGTTCGTCCTGACGTGGCACAGGCGCAGGAAAGATATGGTGCCGCTATGGGGCTTGCGAACTACCCTGTACAGCAGAGCGCTCCTGTACAAATGCTTCCTAATCTCCTGAACACAGAGGTTCGTCCTGATGCGGTACAGGCGCAGGAAAGATATAACGCCGCTATGGGTATTTATGACTATCCTGTACAGGAAGAAGCCGGTTTCCGTTTCACTGCACCTATCCCCATTCCTTACCCTGCGACAACCGGCCCCGTTGCTAATAGTAACGCTCTTCTCAACACGCACGCTCCAGCCGCAACTGGCGGTCTTCTGGAAAATGCTATTCTCCGCAATGGGTATGATTACATCCAGAGCGCCGATAACCGCAGTCCTGTACAGATAGTTACAACCCGGTAATGACCTATGTTAGAAGATATTCTTCTGTCCAATGACAAAGCAGAAAGTCCGGCGGTGGATGTTGTTCTTCCCGTAATGGACAGGATTGAACTTCAGAACAAATACCAGCCTGCCTTTCCTGAAGATACGGCACGTAACCATCTTTTGCTAATGGCGGCGCAAAATGCTATTAATTCCGTACCGGCTCCGGTAGAGTATCCTACGGAATATGACAACGAGTTGAGAGACCTTATAGACTCAGTAAGTGCGGAGTAACATCCATGGCTTTTGACATCCCCCGTGTTTCCGGCGCAATACAGCCCAATAAAATTCCCGATGATACCCAGCTTGTTGCTGCGCTGGCCAAACAGATACTTGCTGCCCGTCTCGCGCAGGCACGTGCCGCCGCTGGCGGCGGTGGCAGACGGAGCGGGGGACGTGGTAATTCTGATAAAGTTACATACGCCAATGTCCTTGACCCGAAGACAGGAAAGTACGTACAGGTTCCCATTACGGGTAATTCCAAGGACGAGCGCAAAGCCAACCTTCAGGCTCTCCAGCATAACCAGACTGTTGACAGCGTGCGTGCTGACCCTGCGCTCAGCAGACTCGCTGCCACGATGAATGACCCTAGAGCCAGTAACAAGACGAAACAGGAAACTCTTGCCGCTGTCAGGAAAGAGCTTAACCAGAAGTACGGCGGAAGTGATGACGCGTCCGCTATCATATCCCGTGAACTGTCCGGAGCGGGCAATCAGGTCAAGACTGAGAAGAAGGCCATTGATGACACCAGCGGTTTCTCCAGTCTTATCGACAGTGCCCGTATCGGAGCGGAGTCATTGTCCAACTGGATTAGTACCATAGGCGATGATGATAAGACACGGGACAGGAAAGACCAGGAATCGCAGCAGCGTATTCAGGCCATTATCGACAGCAACCCCGACCTTAAGGAAACGGAGCTCCGTACCAAAGAAGGCCGTGGCCTTACTGACCGCAATGATGATTTCATGGGCACGGCCCGCAATATGGTCAACACCATGGTACAAGACCCCGGTACTGCTTTACAGACAATCGGTACAGGAGCTGGTATTCTTGGCGCATCGGCCCTTACTGGCGGTGTAGCCGTCGCCCCGCTGGCCAGTCTGGCTGGTGGTGTTCTGGCCGGAGCGGCAGGTAATGCTGTCAGCGGTGATGTCGGTCTCCGCCAGCGTCTGGCCGAAGACGAATCGCTCAGCGAAGACCAACGTATTGCCGCCTACAACGATGCCAAATACAGGGAAGCCGCGATGAATGCCGCTATAGGCGGTGTGTCCGGTGTTGTTCCCGCCGCTGTGTCCCGTATTGGGGCGGGTCTTATCCGTTCCGGTACAGGAGCCGCGGGACGCGAAGCCCGTTCCATGGCAGAGGAAGTCGTTGATAAAACTCTGAACAACAGAGCCATTGCCCGCAAGAGCGCAGACGTAGCCGAGGAGGCCGTTACTGACGCGGAAAAGCAGCAGATGGTTAATCAGGTTATGCGCGAGGAGACAGCGCCTTACATTATCCAGAGAGACGTGCTCAATCATCCTGTGAAGTATGGTGTTGTTCCCTCTATGGCTGAAGGCGCCGCTTCCAACGCGCTGAATACCATGGGAAGCAACGCTAACTACAATGCCGCTACTGGACAGAATAACGACATTACAAACGGCATAGGTGAGTCCGCCCTGTACGGCGGCGCTATGGCCGGTATCGGCGGCGCTATGGGTGTGGCCGGCAGACACATCCTCAGCAGGAATGCGGCTGAACCTGAAGCTCCGGAACCGACTCAATACAATCCTTCTGACTTCCAATCGGAAAAACTGACGGCTCAAAAACTTCCTGTTGTTGTACAGAACCCCGTTAATCAGGGAGACTCCTCCGCTGCAACAGTCAATCCTGCTCCAGTGAGCCCCCAGACTCCGGACAGCCCACAAGTTCTGACAGCTCCTGAGGCACGTCTGGCTTTGGCTGAAACTCCTGCCGCTCCCATAAACCCCGTTCCCGGCAATCCCATAGCCATGACCGGGCGCTACGCCGCTCCCGCCGCTCCTGAGACTCCTAATATTCCTCTGGCTCTGGGCGAAGCCCCCGCCGCTCCCGCGAACGCCGCTCCCAACGTTCCTATAGCTATGGCTGGAGCGGCTCCTGTACCGGATACTACAGTACAGCGTGGGGCTTCTGCCGGTGGCAGGAATATGTTCGACTTCCTGACCCCTGAACAGAGAGCTTCCATAATCGCCAGAGAGACAGCGGTACAGGCTAAACAGGCCGCCAGACAGAATCGGATGACCACCCGGAAGAGAAGGGCCAGTAACATTACTCCTGTAGACAGGAACGGCTACATCGCGGATATTCTTGCCGGGGACAATACCCGTAACGGGGTCATTCCTCTGACGCAGGACTCGCTCCTTGACCTGATTAATAACAGAGCCGCCGCCCCGAATGCCGAGGTTCCGGCCAAAAGAAAGTCACAGATAAAGAAAGCTCCTGTATCACTGACGCAGAATACCCTTCTTGACGTAATCAACGGAACCAATACTCCCGCATCGGCAGTACCGGTTGCACCCGTTCCTGCCGTGAAAAAGAGAACGACACGGAGCGGGAAACGTACTACAGCGGCACAGCCAGCCGTTGATACTACACTGACGCAGAATACTCTTCTCGATGTAATCAACGGAACCAACACCCCGGCATCGGCAGTTCCGGTCACTGCCGGAAAGAGAACTCGTAATGGAAACAAGAGACGCAATACGACAGACGTACAGAGAGCGCAATCAGCTTCCCCCGATGGAATTGCTGAACGACTCAGAGAAGGAACAGTTAATACAGAAAATACTGACCTTAATAGCGCAGTGGCAGCCAATACCGCAAACATTGCTGAACCCGCTTCCGGTAGAGGTATTGCGGAAACTGGAGCAGATAGTCAGAGAAATACAGAGGCAGGGAGCGGCGGGCGGCCCAATGAAAACACCCCTGCGCCTGAGAATAATGCGGCAAATGTTGGAGAACAGGGGAGTACCGCAGGAAGACCAGAGCCGGCTGACCGAGGACGAGGTACTGAATCAGCAACCGTTGGAAATGCAGAGTCAGGTCAGAGCACAGGAAGCCTTGGGACAGAAAGAAGCACAGGCCAGAGAAGCCCTGATACTGGAAAAAAGCTTAAGCTGATAGAAAACCAGCTCCATATTCAGAACCTGCTGAAAGATTTCTTCTCCGGTACAGGGGGGGGGAAAATTTCCCATGAACAGGCCGCTGACCTTCTCAATAAGCTGTTTGTAAGAAATATGGATGACGTCTACTGGAGCAAGGATGCTATGCCTTCTCCTGAACTAATGTCCAGAGTATTTGCCAGAGATTCTTCCAGTACCAAAAGGAAAGCGCCTAACAGCATAGCACGTTTATTTCCCAAGGAAGTCGGTAATATTATAGCTGGCAGGATGACCCGTTACAGAGACTCCGGCTATCAGGACAGCAGTGCGCTGTTCACTGCCGAAGATGTTGGTGAAATCAAATACTTTGCTGACATTACAAAGACCGACACCAATTCTGAGAAAGTCACGCCTGAAACGCTTGTAAAACAGACGGACAAATCAAAGAAATCATTTGACGGCGATAATCCCTGTATCTCATAGAGGTAGCCATGAGTGATTGTTACGGAAGCAAAGATGTCGAAAACGAGATGAAACAGGATGGCGGCGGTTTCACTCAGGGCAGTTTCAATAACGCCTCAGATACAGACAACGGGGAAAACATTTCCCCAGATGCGGAAGCCGACAATCTTGCGGCCAAAGCGGAAGCGGCCAACAACATCAACGAGAATATAGGCGCAGTACCCCCCGGCGGAAGTGTACGTCTCACACAGGTAGATACCAGAACAGTAGGCAGAATGGCTTCCGAATACATCAGGGAAGTCAACAATTACCGTGAGCAGGAAAAGAAGCGCATACTCGACAACTTTAAAAACCTCACGGGACGTATTGCTAAAACAATGAACCTGTACACCAGATTCTCCAGCGGTCTGGCCCGCAGGTTTACTGACAGACTGGCCCCTGTATATATGTTCCTTGCCCGCACCCTTCCCGTACAGGGACGTTCCATTATGGAACATCCTCTGGTCTGTTCCATACAGGACGGCTTCCGTACTGTCTCTGGTCTCCGCAGCAGCTATTCTGAAAAGCTTGACAACATCCGCAAGCTGACAAAGCGGTATCTTAAAGACAACACTCTGTCGGTTAATAAGACACTTGAGCTTATTGGCGACCGGTTGAACCTGTCCCAGATGCCTGTCCATACTGACATTATTCTGCGCAACTGGCAGCAGCGCATGGATGAAATTTTGGCCATTGCCGAGAAAGATAAGTTTGATATCAACAAGCCAGATGCCAACATAGCACATATCAATCTCAGTAAGGAATATGCGCAGCTGTTCGCTAATCATGAATGGCTGGCGGCTAACCGTAACATACAGGGCCCATTCTTCTATGATGACAAACATCCTACTGCGGGGCTTCTGGACAGTGACGCCGCCGCCAGAGACGCTAAAATTAAAGAGCTCCTTATCCGTCATGGCCTGAGCGAAAAACAGCAGCAGGAAATCATGAGCAGTATGGCCAGTGTCATCAGAGCATCCATGACCGACCTGTCCAAAGCCGGGCAGGTTGTTCCGGAACAGCTTCAATACTTCGCTGACTACGATGACTTTGTTCCATTCGCTTCGAATCAGGACAACGTAAGCAGGTCAGTAACAGATACAGACAACTACCTCCCCGGCAAATTCCATCAGGCTCAGGGTATGAAACAGCCGCCTGTCAGCGCATGGTATACGATACAGCATTTCGCCAATAGAGCCGCGGCCCGTGTCGGTATGTCCAAAGCCGCTATGGCTATGTACTCGGCGGAACAGGCCATGAATTATAACACCCATGCCAGAAACAAACTTGCTGTCTACAACGATTATATTCAGCAGGGCATAGACCCATTCTCAGAAAATGCTCCCAAAAGTGCACGGGACAGGTTCAGAAACTACACAATTGAAGACATAAACAACGCCAGAGAACTTCAGCGCAACATGAAGAAAGGCGGCAAAGGCGTAGACAAATACGCCATGACGCACAATCCTTTCTACTCTATCAGCTATGAACGCCTCATGCGTATGCAGTTCAGCCCGAGTGAAGCTGAACGCAATATGTATTACGCCATTACCAGCTCTTCTACGCATGGCGGGGGCCTTAACTTCATCGCTCCCAGACTGGACTCTACAGGAAAGTATGTCAGGGACAAAGCCGGCAATATAATCTATGACCGCAGGTTCATTCAGTTTGACGTCCGGTACAGCGATGAGAAGAGCCACATCACAGGCGCAGACCTTAATGACGCTATGACGTCCGTACTGCGTCTGGATGAGCGGCTGAATTTTCTGGCCAAAGCCACGGCCATGATGGGCCACTCCTGTACGAGCCTCAATATCGGGTTCGCCCCCTGCAACGGGGCGCGTGACATACTGGAACGTGGTGTGAATATGGCCAACAGAGATTATGTTGACACATATGGTCAGCACGTTCCGGGGTATAAACTGCTTGGTTCATATCTCAGCCAGCTTCCCAAAGCATTCAACGCTGTCGTTCATCATACCGTAGGCAGGCTTGACCCGAACAGTGAGTACGGGAAGTACTTCAGGGAATTTACCGAAGCTGGACTGCACTATACATACTCCCGTGCTATCGGTAAGGAGAGTACCTCCCTTATCAATAACATTGACAACCTGAATAAGTACTACGCTGATAGGAATAATCAGACAGAAAAGCTTGTTGACCGCATTGCTTCCCGGTTCGGCAGTATGCGTGAAACAGTAGCCAAATGGATATACGCATGGAATGATGTATGGAACCTCACGCCGTCACTGGCTCAGTACGCCGCTATGCGGGAACATTCCATTGAACCCTCCCAGACAGCCAACGCTGTATCGGAAGTCATGGATCAAAGCCAGACCGGAAAGTACACGAACGCCCTGCGTATGTTCTTCCCCTTTACCAACCCTACGTTACAGGGTGCGCGTGCCATGCTTCGTACCGTGGGACTCGCTCCGGGAGCAGACGGCGGATTCCATATGTCATACAGAGGTATGGCTACATTTGTCGGCCTGACTGCCATAGGCGGCATGCTGTACAACTTCGCCCGTGAAGCTCTTGGTCAGGATGAGGATACAGGCGCGTACCGGATGGACTCTCTGTCTATCGGCGACCTGTGCCGGTATATCCCGATACCGACCAATGATTCTGGCGATTACTTCAAGATGCCTATCGGCTTCGGTATTGCGCAGCTGGCTTCCAGTATGGCCATAGCCATGGACAGAATGGAACGTGGCGTTGCTTCTGCTGAAGATGTTATGCCGGAATTTCTGACGGCTATTGCAAAACAGATGTCACCCGCCGATGCCCCTGATTATAAGTTCTCTATGTCTCCGTCCACATGGCTGATACAGATTCTTTCCCCTGCTCTTGTCCGGCCTGTCGTAGACGTGGCCGTTAACAGGAACTTCAAGGGGCGCCCCATTACTTACTACAGCGCTAACGAGGGCGCATATACATCAGCGGCGGACTCTGGATGGGCCACTACTTCCCCCCTGTACAAGAGCCTCGCCAGAGAGATACTACAGACTACGGGTATCGACTTCGCTCCGGAACAGCTTAAGGCTTTGCTCAGGGGATACGCTACTGGCTTTCTGCGGTTCATTCCGTCCTATATTGACGCCGAGAAGAACCCCGCTAACAATCCTGAAAAGGGCATGTACAACAAACTTGGCCCTGTAGCATATGGATTGGGCGGCACGATGTACAGGGGCGAGATTACGGACGTAGGCCGCAGCCTGTATGACCAGTATAAGAGCGAGTACATGTCCCGTATCAGACAGGAAGGTATCATTCTTAAGACCAGCAACCGAAAGATTACAGCCAAACCCGAGATATACAGGGCGTGGCGTGTACGTCAGCTTCGGGATGCCGGATGGGATGAACCAGACATTCTGAAAGTACTAACCATTATTGATACTGATAACGCTATCAAGAAGTCCCAGCAGGGAGCCAAAGATAAAATCGCCCGGCTTATTGAGATGGATGATGACGAGGGTCTTAAAGAATTGTTCCGTCAGCGGTATCAGAATCAGAATGACGCATATAATAAGGCAGTCGCTATTCTGTCGCAGGACTAACATATGATTGTTTACCTTACGCAGGGAATTTCCCGAATCGCATTCCGAATTAAAACATATGGCAACCAATCCCATCTGGCTGACTGGCATGGTCTTCAGCTTCTCATTGTAGCCGGAGAAGCGGGACAGCCCTGTAACTGCAACCCCGGAGGCTCACCATGGTTCTTCTATGGATGCTGGCCCGGAGTCCGTACAGGAGAAGACGTAGCCAACACCAGACCAGATGTACCTGTAATGTGCTTCCCCGCTTTCGGTACGGATAACGAGGGACGCATTGTGTTCAGGCTCGGTGACAAACTCAGTACAACTCCCCCCGGAAGATATACTGGCATTGTCCGGCTGGTTCCCAAGATGAAACCACTCAACATGGTTCCTCTGTACTCACTTGGTAAACCAAAGGAGCCAGAGAAAGCCATACTTCCCCCGGAGTTTGCGTTTGGAGCAGTCAGCTGTTCCGATGCACCGGAGCCCAAACCGGAACCGAAGAAGCCAGAACCTGCCTGTTGTACGCTGGCAGTATTTGATATTGACATCGGCCCGGAGTGTTCTGACCATTTCATTGACCAGACCGCCGTTACACTTATGCTCAACAACTGCACTATGGAGCTTTAGATGGCCATTCACAATCATGATATAGAACCCTGTGGTTCCTGTACAGATGGATGCGGAACCCCGTTCATTATCCCCAGAGGAGCCGAAGAAGGACAGGTTCTGACCTACGACCCCGATAGTATCTTTCAGCTTAAATGGAGCGATGCCATCAAAGGCGAGAAAGGAGATAAGGGAGATACAGGAAAAGAAGGTGCCAAAGGAGATAAGGGCGATACAGGGGAACAGGGTGTACAGGGAGTACGTGGGGAACGTGGAGAGCGTGGCCCTGAAGGAGCCAGAGGCCCGCAGGGAGAGAAGGGAGAGAAGGGAGACAGGGGCCCTGAAGGCCCCAGAGGCCCGAAGGGAGAGAAAGGAGATACAGGCCCGCAGGGGCCGCGGGGGCCGATAGGAGAGACAGGACTTATGGGCCCGCAGGGAGTCCCCGGAGAAAGGGGAAAGCAGGGCCCGGCAGGGCCACAGGGACTTCCGGGAAGAGACGCTGACACCTCTGCGCTGGAAGCCAGAATACAGGCACTCGAAGTACGGGTAGCCACACTGGAGAATAAATAATGAACATGACAACAGAGTTCTTCTCTGCCTTTCTTACAGCCCCGCTTGAAGAAAGCGGTAAATATATAACTCTGACCAAAGAAGCCGCCGCAGACCTTGCGTCTATTCTGAAGTCCAGCGGTTCATATATCTATCTTACTCTGCGTGACGATGCAAATATTGAAACAGTCCGCGCCCATCTGGAACAGGGGTTCCTTATGGTTGACAGGGGCCTGTCCGGTACTGAAGCAGTAAAACATCCTATCGGTACGTGTGTATCGTCTGTCTCACCTACAGTCGTAGCTGTGATTAAAGACCTTATATGCAGCTATGACTGCTGCGAAGATGGAGACTGCCCCAAGACTCCCGCTGATTTCCTGAATATTTACACGCCGTCCGGCTCTACAGGAACCGCTTATCATGGTACGGTAGAGTTCACGGGCACTGACCCTGTACAGGTTACTGTCGCAGGTGCGCCGGACTGGCTTACTGTCACCCGTACTGGTAATACGCTCTCGCTCACTGGCACACCGACTTCTGCCGGAGACGTTACATTCAGCATTGCCCTGACAAATCTGAATGGAACGAAAACCTCAGTGAAGACTATTACGTTCAGTATCGGGTAAACCGCCCCGCCCAGCGGTTATGACAAAATCCCCCATGCTGGCCCGCTCCTCCGGTATGGGGGATTCTTTATGGAGACTGCTATGAATATAAGACTGGCCGGGGTTATTCCCGAGAGTATCACAGACGGGCCGGGTATACGCTTCACCATATTCGTACAGGGGTGCAGACATAACTGCCCCGGGTGTCACAATCCCCAGACGCATGATTATTCCGGTGGATATGATATGAGTCTGGAGGAACTATTTCATAAAATAGAACAGTCCCCTCTCATCAGCGGCGTGACTTTCTCAGGGGGTGAGCCTTTTGACAAAGCGCTCCCTTTATCCCTGCTGGCCCGTGCCATACACCACAAACTTCACCTGTCGGTCATGTGCTATACGGGTTACACTCTGGAAGAGCTTATCCAGAAAGCGCGAACCCATACGGATATAAGGTCTCTGCTCACCAGTATAGACACACTGATAGACGGCCCCTTCATACAGGAGAAGAAAAGCCTTGACCTTGAATGGCGAGGCTCGTCCAATCAGAAGCTGTATACAGCAGATGACATCATGCGTTTCCTGAAGGCGTGATATAGTCAAGCCTGTCCAAGTCGTCCTTATCCAGACGCCAGACTCTGATACGGGCAGACGGGATAGTAGACACACCCTTGCCCAGATTGATGCGCTCCTCTTTAATATGGAAGCCATCAACCCGCAGGGCTTCAAGTACGGTGCCGGGGGAAGCATTGTTCTTCTGGCACCATTCCTTTATGGCCTTGCTGGATATGTACAGCGTCCTATTACGTACTTCGTACCGTGACAGGACAATCCCATTGTTGGGCCTGTACTTCACGTATTTATCCGGCATGACAAGGTTGCCGGGGTCAGGCTCGTTGGGAAGACGGCTGGCACCGGAAACAACCAGAGTGCTCCGGCTCATATCCTGAATAACATCGCCAAAAGCAATGGCCCATTTCGTCTCAGCCTTGCCCGTAGCTTTTCTGTTGTACGGAACGAAAACTTTCAGAACCCAGCTTTCAAGGGCGTCCATATCATAATCAAGAAGCCCGAACTCTACAGCCCAGCGTCCAGCCTTCATAGCAATGGCCAGAGCGTTCGACATGAAACGTTCTTCCTGATAGAAACCGTTACGGCGCCCCCAGTCCTCCACGTAATTACGCAGAGATACCAGACGCTCAGGATACTGGAACAGCCTGATAAGGAACTCTGGCCCGGCTATACCATAGTTATCATCATAAAGCTTCGCGCATTTCTGAATGAACTCTCTGATTTTCGGGTCATTGTACCGGGGAAAGTCACAGCGGTATTCCATTATACGCTGAAGCGTAGCGCTTGTGTCCGTATGATAACGGGCAAGACATTCCTTTACTGACTTGTTAGCCGTAAGAAACGTACAGGTAGCCCATCGTCCGGTACGGATAAACTCGGCACCGGAGGCACGAAGTTTATTCTTCTCTTTGCCAGAGGAGATAACAAACGCAAGATTGGAAAGGTCTTCATCCGTAAGGTCAGTGACCTCATCCATACATGCCGGCAGGTTATTCAGGATAGCCATACGGCGGCAGCGTGCGGTAATGGATTCATCCTTGGAGAAGAACATCTCTCTCGGGTTGCCCCATACGGAAGCGCAGGACTTCAGGAGCTGAGACTTGCCACAGCCCGTCTCGCTTGACCAAATGGACAGCATGCAGTTGTTGGCGTCACCGCCGCCTATCTCCATGAGAGGAGCGGCGAAGGAAAAACACATGGCAAGCTGACCTAGTTTCTGGTCTAGGGCCCTGTACATTTTCGGCACGAAAGACCACTTCTCTACAGTACCGGCATGACCGCACATCTGCGGTATGGAGGAACGGGCAATACCGCCGAATGCCACGGGGTGCAGACCCGTAGACATAACAGCTCCTGCCCCGGTAACGAAACCCTTATGCTTCTCTTTTGACACAGGGTCAGTAATATCCTGCCATCCCAGATGGTCATATGATATACGTTCCTTCGGGTCAGTTTCCACTTTGGATAGATAGGCGTTTATCAACATATTCATAACCCGTGTGTCACAACGCGGGGTAAGCGGAGCTATACCAGCGTTGAGAAACCACTTATTAACATTTTGTCCGCTGTCCTTGTCGCAGTCAAAATGGACAGTCTCACACCATCCGGAAGGGCGCTCCACTTTGAAGACGTGCATACGGTGTGGACGTTCAGCGTCATCAATATAAACTTCACTTCGTATGTAATAAAGCCGGCTCTGAAATATCCTCACATCGTCAACAACTTTCTCTTTCGGGTCAAATGGATACCAATGAATCCCGTCATCCAGTACAGAGAAATGTGAGTGGTCATCCTCATCGTTAAGAACTGTGTAGCCGCAGTCTTTATCCCAGTCAGGGATAACAATATGGCTATCACCTTCAGGAACGACAGGCTTTGATATTTCCACCTGCCGTGAATGCAGGATACGGTGAAGAGACGCCGGAGAGTTCAGAACAGCGGCATACTTACAGCCTTTGCAACCCTCAGGATTATTTGCCCGGAAGACATCACAGCGTGCGGGTCTGTCTGGATAAGCCTCATAAAAACGCTTCTCAGTATCCGCTTCGTTGTACTTCTCAGGGCATGCACCAGACAGAACCTTGGCCACAGCAAGGCCGTTCTTACAGCGGCGGAGAACAGACATGGCGGCGAACCAGTTTGGATAGGACTGGCTCCCCATTGTCATTATCTGATTGCAGTTACGCGCAATCTCTACGCCGTCATACACAGGCTCTTCAGGCCCCATCCCAAAGAAATCCTGCGGGGAAGCATGAGCCTGTACGGGGGGGCGCTGTACTGGAGCTGGAACAGATATGTTTCCGAATGCTTCAGGATCATACTTCCTGTCCGTAGCAAGCAGGACTGATACGGTAGTTCCTGTCTTCTGATGCACCGTACCGGGGAGACGAAGCACACTCGCTATATCTCTTGCCCTTGCCCTGTCAACATCCATGTTGTGTTTGGTGCAGAGGTTGAGAAAATTATTGGCGAGCTGTTTCCACTCGGCCGCATTCACAACCCTGTTAAGGAGCCAGTAAACATGCAGACCCTTGCCGGATGAAACAATGATACTCGGCTTAAGCCCGGTAGCTTTGCCGAAATCAACCAGAGTCTGAAGAGCTTCTTCCCTTGTCTGATAGCGGCAGTCAGCCTTCTTTATATCGAGGTCAGCCCAGAGACACTTGGCCCCAACAGCATTCGCCGCTTTCCGCCCCGGTACATAGATGTCGAACGAGGCCATAGCCATATAGGTATCGAAACCTTTGGCACTGAGCTCGTTACACTTGTCTATAATAAAGTCAGTACCGCCGGCCCGTAAGGAACAAAGCTCGTTTCCCTTCAGAGCGAAAATATAATACGTCTGTTCCGGCCCGAATATTCCCTTCCTCAGAGGAGGAAGTATCGCCGAAAGAAACTCTGTAGTGTCCATAAGCACCCCTTATTGTTGCCAGTTGGAGACACTGGCCTGCCTGATGAGAGTCCCGTCCCGAGAAGTCTCCAACGTGGAAGTCAGGGAAGAGGCGACCCGTAACCCCACTCATCTCGGGGCGGGACTCTTAGCAGGCAAACCCCCGTGTGATTTGTGATATATCAGACTCACACAGAGATGACAAGAGGAGTAAGCTTTCTGACCAGTCCGGGAAACCGGACTGGTCAGAATTTATATCAGCTAGAAACTAAGCTCGTCAAGAAGAGCCTGAACGTTGCTGGCGACAGGCCCTTCAGCGGCAGCTTCCGTCTTCTGTACGGGAGCTTCGGCACCAGCCTTCTTGCTCATAGCGGCTTCGGCCTGATCCAACAGGGTGCGCATAGCGGCATCCTTCGCGGGCTCAGCATGGGGAACCGTGACAGGCTGGGGCTGGGGCTGGGACTGGGGCTGGGGCTGGGGCTCAGCCTTCTGTACAGGAGCGGCGGCTTCCTTTCTGACAGGCTTAACCGGCTTGCTGGGAGCTTCCTGACTATCGTCCCCATAAGTCAGCTTCTCCCTGACAGTAAGAAGCTCCTGCGTGCTTTCAGCGCACATAGTAGTGTACACCTGAGACATGATGTCCGGGCTGAGAAACGCCAGATGGTTGTTCCTGTCGAAGTACGGACGGAACATGACGACACCGGAAACAGACACGGTGGGGTCAAGAACAATCTGAGTAAGGAACATACTGGGCGTAACCTGAATGCCCCCCGCGGAATACTGCTGACACAGGTCACGCAGACCTGACCACTTATACATATTCTGCTGGGGCAGACCGTTCCCGTACAGGGACATGGCAGTCACATCCAGAATATACGGATGGTCGCAGTCAAGGACATTCTGCCCGTTAAAGTTACGCAGAAGAACAAAGGCGAGACGCTTGCGAATCTGGAAGGCCCAGCGAAGCTTGCCGCCGCGCATAACCTTCTGCCTGTATTCTTCAGGCAGAGCATCCGGGAAAACAGTGAAGTTGTTATCAATATTCCAGATAAGGTCGGGAGCTTCCGGCTCCTGACCGGGAGCATAGTCACGCTCATACCACACAGCGTAGTTGCTCTTGGCGGCGCCGACAAAAACACCAGCCAGTTCGTTGGCAGGAATCACGGTAGAGGAGCCGCCGTCAAGCAGTTCGAAATCCGTCTTGCGGATACGAATCCTGCGCTGTCCGGCCCCGCCCATTCCGGCAAAGGCATCCTCGTAAGAGGAGGCAAAAGCTTTGGTGATTTCTTCGGGGAGCTGAGCAAGACTTCCAGAAGTGACAAACATAGAGTCCATGGACACAGGAAGATTAGACATAGTATTTCTCCTTATTCCTTTTAAGCCTTGGTAACAGACAGGACATCCTTATCAACGTAGGTGATACCAGCTCCGGCACACGCGGTGTTGTACCCCTCGTCATCGGGCGAAAGGTTCAGGGCATCATGCATATACGCTTCAATGCTTTCCTTATTTGGACGCCGCTGGAACATCAGAGCATCAGAGATATTCCGCCCTGACTTCAGAGCAAGAATCATCTGCTTGAACATCACCATGGATAGTGACTCTATATCAGTTATCTCATAGTGATGCGTTGTCCTCGTAGCCAGTCTGGCTACACCGGGGATATTGCAGGACTTCAGACCATCGGCGCTCATAAGTGCCATAATCTGGTCAGTAAGTTCCTTCTCTTCCCCTGACTTGATGTCGTCAGCCTGACGCTCAAGCTCAAGCCGCTTAGCCCTAACCTGTACGAGACGCGCAGCGAGTTCATTCAGTCCCTTCATCTTATACCTCCACACAGATTAATAGTTTTCTACATTATCAATGCAGTAGAATTTAACCGCCCATGCGATGAAATCCTTTTTGCTGTAGCAAATCTTCTTGCCAACCCTAACTATGGGCGGGCCCAGTCTTTTGTAGTCGAGATTAACCATTGTCCGGTAGCTGATTATGCCATTGGTTAATTCAGATATACGGGAGCGGGGGAACAGCATCGGAAGATTACTCTCCAGAAAGCTCTTCAACTCCTTACCCGAGTCTTTAACTTCTACGTTCATTTTCCCACCCCTCAAATAGTATAGATACAGTTTGCCCCAGTTCTTTACCTTCGTCAAGACTTCTGAAAGATTTTTCTTCTTCTGGCGAAGAAATTATTCTAATGACGGAAATCTTGGACGCCTTCTGTTTGGCAGAGCTCAGACGCTCCAGAGCCTGAGCATAGATGAACCCGCCCAGCATAGGCGGCCCGTTGAAAATCATGGTGTCAGCGGCGGAAAGTTCCACGCCGAAAGCGGTTGTTGTCGGATGGCATATGAGCACTCTCGGGTCTGGCGTGTACTGGAAATTATGCAGTATCTGCGCCCTGCTCTTCGCCGTTACGCCGCCGTCTATTATATCGACAGAGAAACCAGCACGCTTCAGCTCGTCCGCAAGCATATGGTTCGAGAAGATGAACACCCCGAAGATAACAACCTTATGGTTTGTCTCACTGATACAGTCTATTATAGTCTCAGTACGCTGTTTGTGCTGTAACGGTACAGGCATCCCGTCCATAGTCACGAACCCCTGTGCCATCTGCATCATCTTCTGAAAGAGCACACCGCCATTCGCCGCCGTGATAGTGGCGCCGCTGTCCAGTATAGACATAGCCTCGTTCCGCAGGTCATCATGAACTTTCTTCTGTTCCGTACTCATAGGACAGCGGCGGGTCTGTGTAACAACAGGAGGCAGGTCAATCACATCATTCTTATTGAACCGGATAGCCGGCTGGAGCGTCTGAAAAATACGGGGAGCCGCCATAGGGGACGCTTTCCGCATGAACGGTTCCGGCCCATACTGGTATGTCACAAGGTCAAGCCAGCCTGTCTTGGTGCGGCACGGCAGTTTGCTCCGGTTAATCATGCGGGCCATACCATACACGGCTTCAGGGTTATCAGCAGGGGAACCCGTCACTCCCACGGCATACCTGACATTCAGCTTGTTGACTATGTTGTCCAGAGCTTTGAACCGCTGGCTGGTCGAGTTGCCCACATGCGTCAGCTCATCAATAACAATGCCGCCTATACGCTTCTCCAGTACTGCTTTTACAAAAGCTTTCTCCGATAAACGGATACTGTCATAGTTAGTGATGTAAAAATCAGCAGGACTCTCCAACGCTTTCTCGCGGCCCTTGCCATGCACTCTTACAATCCGTGCTCTGGGAAGCGTCTGCTCTATGCTGTCTATCCATACGCTATCGATTGTAGTCACAGTAGTGACGATAAGAAACCCACCCGTTACCTGAGCATGCCGCTGGAGATAATCCATAGCCAGAATCAGGCTTCCCGTCTTCCCTGTACGGGGGTCAGACAGAACATAACATCTCGGGTGCAGTGTGATGAACGAGGCCGTCTTAAGCTGATGCTTCATGGGTTTGTACCGGCCCTCAATGAGCGGGTGCCTATCCGCCATGAACGGCGTAAGGTCAGTAACATCCGCCCCGAGATTAGCGGCTATCATGCAGCCATCACTATCATGCGGTACGGCAAACAGCGTTTTGTCAGGGTTTGTATAATCTTTATACACAATGCCTGGTACGGATTTCCCAAGCTTTCTTATCTTCGGGTCACTGACCCCCAGATAAATCCAGTTGCTGTCACTAAGGACAGCTATATCAGGTGTTTCCATTCTCTGCCTCTTTCAGCATAGCATCCAGCTCTCCGAGGTTATGCTCATTAATAACAAGCACAACAGCCCCGGCCAAGCGCATCTTCTTATGTTCCAGCAATTGCAAAGCCGTTGGTTTGTTACTCCCGGCTTTAGCTTCAATCCCAATCAGTCTGCCATGGAGACAGGCAATGTAGTCAGGGATACCAGAACGGCCGAACGTTGTACCGCGTGGCATAAAGTACCATACGTCATGAGCCTTTAGCCACGCAGTAATCTTCTGTTTTACTTTTCCCTCAGGTGTCATTCCAACAACCCGCATTCTGTTTTGCCATTGAAATCGCAGAAGCGGCAGAACCTGTTCCTGACTGGCAGGAAGCAGTTATCCCGTATGGCAGCTTTCATATCCCTCATGGTATCAACCACATCCTGTACGGGGAGAAGCCCACGGGACATATCCACAACACCCTCTACTCTCTCGCCAATGTCAACGTACTCATATGAGTAGCGGATGACATCCCTGCCATAAATGAGATGTACGAGCAGAGCTTCTACACGCAGCTGGAAGTCTTCAGTGTCCCATTTCTTACCCGTCTTAAGGTCAATAAGCCACGGGTCGCCGTCATCAGGAATGATGAGCGTATCAGCTTTTGCCCTGAGAAGAGCGTGCCCATCCCACCAATCGTTAGTAGGCTTAAACTTGTCCGTAACGACAAGCTCTTTCTCAATAAGAAGCTGTCCCTTTATACCCCTCACGGTATCAATGAGACTCGACACATAAGAAGTGTCAAGCTTGTCATCCCAGTGAGTCACGGACTGCATGCCTTTGCAGAAAGCTTTCTCAATATCCCCATGAACAATCGTGCCACGGGATTTCTGAACGCTGGCTTTCCACTTGATTTCTTTCGTTATGGACTGTGCCTGAAACCTGCGGGGGCAGGTTCTGAACGCCATCATATTGCTCGGTGAGAAAACAAACATCTTACCTCCTAAGCGATACAGTAGTCTTTACCAATCTCGGCTTCGCATGCCACGGGGAAACCCTTAAGCCAGTCCGGTACATTGGACATACAGGCTTCCATCACAGCCTTAGTACGCTCCGCATCCTCTTCCGGACAAATGGCAAGGAATGAGTCATGGATATTGGCGATAAGCCGTATCCCCTGTTCTGTCATACGACAAGCTTGCCATTGAAGCAAAGCGAAAGCAAGATACTGACAGAGATTTTCAGTAAGGGCTCCGCCGTATATCTTTGTCTTCAACTCTGACTTTCCCTTCGGCCGAATATAATAAAACTCCGCCCGTCCGTTCGCCTCGGACTCCTGACACGTGAGACCATAGTACCGCAGGGCGTACCCGTTGGGCCCCGCGATAGTCGGCACCTTGCCCCGTCCGCATACAGGCCCCATCCCGTACCAGAAGATATTATCATTGGGGCCGCCAAACTCTCCACAATATCCAAGATACAGAGCTTTGATAACAGCCTGACAGGTATCCCAGAAATTCACAATACTCGGATTACTGGCGCGGTAAACATTGTGAGCATGGTGGGCCATCTCGTAATGCTGGTCAATGTCACTGCTCAGTCTCACGCCCTGCCTTAACAGAGTGTCGGCATACTTCCTCCAGCTAACGCCGTATCCAGCGGAAAGAATTCCTGTTTTGCCAACGTTTCTGTACGCTTTCAGTTTCTTATCTCCGGACTTGGCGCCCTTATGAATCTCCTCACTCGGTATCTGGAAAATCTTTTCCGCAAGGTCAGCGTAGGGGTCAGCCCCCCTCCTGAATGCATCAACCAGCTCGGTCTCGTTAGCGACATAGGCAAGAATACGTGCCTCAATCTGACTTGAGTCACAGGCCACAAAAGCCATCCCTTCCGGTGCCTGTACTGCTTTCCTCAGAGTAAGCTGGCTCGGGTCACGCTTGCTCAGGTTCTGGAGGTTAAGCTTATCACTACTCCCTTCAGAGTTGCCGGCCGTGTATCGTGACGTGTGCGCCTTAAAGGCATTAAGCATGACAGGCATCGGCTTGCCGCTCTTAGCCAGCGCATGAAACGTCTCAGCCCGTGACCTCTGGATACTGGAGTTGTTCTCCAGTCTGGTGCGGACGAGCAGAGCAACACGCTCATCAGTGTCGGAAGCCATGGCTACAAAATCCAAATCGGATTTGGCCAGAGCCGGAGTATAGACTGCGTAATCTTCTTCCTTCAGATTGCGCTTTCCCTCTGCTTCCAGCTTTTTCCTCTTTGTCTCTGACTTTGCCACGCTGTATTTCATCGGAGGCTTTCTCCCGAGAAGCTCAAGCATTTTGACAAAGGAAGCAGAAGAACGAATCGCTTTCAGGAAGTCCTCATCAGATTGGAACATGAACAGTTTGTTAATATCCATCCGTGCCTTAGTGACCTTATCAGCCAGCTCATTGAGATACGCCGTAAGCATATCATCATCAAGCCTGAGTACAGGATTGCACGCCATCTTGGCCGTCACGGAGCTAAACAGAAGAGCATCCGCTGTCATGTAGGGGAGCATCTCTCTAAAGCTTAAGAAGCACTGCTCCGTGTCATTGCAGCAGTACTGCGCAAACGCCATACGCTCTTCCGATGAGAAGTCATCAGGCCATCTTCTGCCATCAGATATAACTGTACCTTCAACCTTCTCACCACACTTGAAAAATTTCGCCATGGATTTCAGAGACTCATTCTGCATACGGGACACACCCGTCCATCTCTCCATACACATGGTGTCCACGGCCAGCCACGGAATGACATGGTAAATTTCAGACAGCACGAGAAAGTCAAACCCGTTCCCATTGTGCGCTACTGTCATAGTACCGGGAGCGTCCAGTCGGAGGGCGCTGAGCACGGCAGGAATTTTGTCATGCTCAGCCACCCTCACTTTGTCATATGTCATTGTACTGGAGTCCGTTACAATGAAACTCAGAAGCTGAGCTGAAAACCTGTCGTCTCTGATATAAGATACAGGGCCCATCTTCGACAAGGTAAAGTTCTTACTGTCCCAATACGTTTCGAAATCCAGTACAACGATTTTCATAGCTATTCCCCGGCAGGTTCTTCAGTAGTATCGGCAGTGCTCTTACGCGGACGTCCCCGTCTGCGCCGCTCCTGCATCTGCACAAGCGCAGCCTCAAGACTGTTCAACCGGCTAACATGGTCATCCGTATCCACAAACAGTTCCTGTACCTGCTTGGTAAGTTCCTGTACGTTTTCCTCCAGCATATTAATACGCTCTTCAAGAGACGTATTTTCCTTCTTCAGGTTGTTCAGCCCGTCAATCAGACGGGGAAGAACAATCTTCATCATCTGTTCCTGAAAGGTCATCGCCTAATCCTCCTTGAATATAGACTGAATTATCATCGGAGTATTGGTTCTGATAAAATCGCAGAACTGGTGCCACTCCGGGAGCCTGTGGTTTTTCCTCTGCCGGTAGATATTCTTAATGACTGCGTAATTCGCAGTCCACATCCTGCGTTGCAGCCATCCGGACGGAAGCATAGTTTTCAGTGTGATGAAATCCTTACTGCTGTGGGATACTTTGTACCGGCTGAGAACCACATTCAGTTCGTCCAGCATATCGGACGGGACAGTCCGCTCAAACATGGACTGAGTGAACACAGGCACGCCGCCAAGACTGTGCATAGTGCTCTCACTCTGCGCTGTTGTTCCTATCTTATATGTATCCATCTCAGACCACCAGTACAGGGGAGCCTGTATGATATAGCATACAGGAATCTGCCTGAGAAACTTATCCTCACCGCCACCTACAGCCGCAAGCCTGTCAATCACGGCATTAAGCTTATCATTAATCCCCATGGGAATATCATCAACGTCCGAGTAATAAGACGTTAATCCATAGGAAAGGCCAAGTCCGAGACGAGCGTAGTAAACCCAACGCTGTCCGTCATCCACGCAGACAATGTTCATTATCTCTCCTCTTTCCCCAGCCTGTAACTGGCCGAGGCTATGTCGTAACCTACGAACATGCGCTTGGGAAGCCAGCGTCCACATTCGTAACGTGCCATACAGCGCATAAGCTCGGGGAGTCTCTCCAGTACATGGAAAGGCTCATTCACTCCCAGCTTCATCTGCCGTGACAGGAAGACCGTATAGTCTTTTTGGTCTGATGTCGAGAACCTTCTGACAATTTTTGCCAGAGTATCTTTGTCATGCCTGATATAGTATGCCGTTAATATGTGGGCGGCAGCACGTATGCCGTACTCGGGTGAAGAGAATATGACAAAACCCCTGCGGTCAACCCCGACCTGACCTTTCCACTTCTGTCCATTGGGCAATGCTTTGATGTTCAGGAAGTTAATGTTCTTGTCAGCCAGCTTGTTATCCGGTTTAACGCCGTCATGCTTGGCGATATAAACAGGAACTTCCTTAACTTCAGTATGTATACGCTCAATAAAGATAGGCTTCTTCGCCCCGGCCACAGCCGAGTCCTGTACCAGTATAGCTATGATACAGATAGTCAGAACGAAAGCCAGAAGCCCCAGCTCGCAGGCCACCTCCAGTTTGGTAAGCGGCATCTTAAGGTCTGCAATAAACTCTTTAATCATTCTTATCATCACACTCCTCCCACTCACCGCTGCCATTCTTACGGACTTCAACAAGCAGACCGAACGGGTCAAACTCATGCGACCCCCATTCTTCTTCTGACATACTGCGCCAGTCTCTGACCCAGTTTTCTTCCGTGTCGATGGAACCCGTGGCCGTGTTCATAAGATACTTTTCCATATCATTTGCCTCCTTTTGCTCTGTTTATTTCATATCCCGTTAGGTGTCAACACCTAACGGGATATTTATTTATT